TAGTGAATAAAATGATGAATGTATACTCAGAACTTTACTTTATAATATTATTACTATTTGCATTAGGTTCAACAACCATATATGCACTAATAATATCTAGAAGAAATTATTTAATGGTGTTTATACTGACACCATTATTGCTTGTTAGCACAATATATAGTTCTAATATTATCTTAGCACTACTAGGTTCGCCTATTAAAGGATTTCCTGTAAATGAAACTGTAGAAATTAAATGGGTAGAAGTTGCAGACCCTGTAATTTATTTTGTTGCGTTAGATACTTCATTATCAGATACAAGACCAAAATATTATGTAGTACCTTATACTAAACAAAATCGAGATACTATGCAGGAACTTAAGAAAAGATTAGAAAATGGCAGGCAGACTCAGGGCGAATTTAAAATTAAAAATAAAGGTGGTTCGAGTGAGAGTAAGCAGAAAGATTTATATGAATTCCATCCTACTGGGCTAGATGGACCAATGAAGACAGTCACAGTAAAAAAAAAGCCTAACATTCATGCCACCCCCATGACATTTAGGGAACTACAAAGAAGAAGATTGCTATCAGGAAACACAGGTGTACATCCAGAATGATTAGGAAAATTATAAATTTTTTTAGCAAACCACATATACCCACAGTTTATAAAGATGGGTATAAAATAGAATTTTATTTGTCTACTATTGGTTCTGGTAGAGGAGGAATACCTTTGTTATACAAGGTACGTAGAAAAGATAAAGAGTAGAATATAAATGCTTTTAGAACCTATAATACAAATAAAAAGAGAGATAGATTATATCAAAAGTAATGAAGCAGATAAAGTTTTGGACGGCTTTCAACGGAGCCAATACAAAATTCAGTTGCTGGATTTATATTGGCATTTGCAAGATATAATAGATCAATGTGATATATATGAAGGCGAAGATGAATGGTATGAGGCAAGGGAACAAGATATGTTTATTAACAAAATAAGTGGTAAAAATAGTTATAGGAAAACGTAATGAGTGCATGGTTAGCATATGTAGAAGCCGCGGCTAAAGAGGCTCGTGAAAAAGATGAAGCTAATGGAATAGATTGGGAGCGAGATGGCTTGCCTAAAGGTGCTCCGTTTATGGTATGTGTAAGAAGAACACGTATTTTATTTAAAAAAATTAAAAAAAAGTTGAAAAAAATTACAACCTATTGAAAACAAAGCGAATTTAGGTTCGCTTTTTTCTTGACAACCAATGCGTCTTACTTTAGAGTATAAGAGTAAGTTAAGCAAAAGGAAGTAATTATGCAAGTAGCAGTTATTCATAAAGCGTTCGAAGATACACCACGTACAGTAGCATTTGTTGATGTTGCTGATGATATGAAAGTAGAAGAAGCACTTGAGTATGCTTATCGTTGGACTAACAACGTAATGGGTTCTTGGAGCCGTAAAGAACAAACATTTGATAATGGTGAAGCAAATGGAGACTACAATCCTAACGTAAAAGTGATGGCACCACTACATGAAGGTGGTATGGGATTGCGATCAACCTCAATGGGTGACCAGATGCTTGTTGGTACTACACTGTACGAAGTTGCAATGATGGGTTTTGAGGAGGTTGTATAATGTTTAGTCAAACAATCGAATGGAACACAGGTGCAATTATTGGAACTGCAATTGCAGGTGCCTTTATAACATCACAGATTTGGTTTATAGGCAAGTATGTACTTGCACTAGGACATTTGGGCATGTTGTTTTGATTAAATGTTGGAGAATTTATTGTGGTGATGTTTTTCTTGGTTATGAATATTCTGATGATAGCAATGGTGCTATCCTCAGATCACTTGCAAAAGGTGGCGTTGCAAGTCAATATGGTGTAAAGGTCACTGAACTAGAAGCGAGATCTGTGTAATGAGTATACTAATAGATAGAGCAAAGTTTTTTGCAGAAGTGGCCCATGCAGGTCAGACTCGCAAATACTCTAATGACCCATACATAACACATCCTATTCGTGTTAGTGAAATAGTTGCTCATAATGGTGGAACTGATGACATGGTTGCGGCTGCTCTACTACATGATGTGGTAGAGGATACTCCTGTAACTCATGATGAGATACGTATAAAGTTTGGTACTGTTGTGGGTGATCTAGTATTTGGATTAACTGATGTGGATTTATCCAAAGGAAATCGTAAAACTCGTAAAGCCTTGGATAGAGACAGGATAGCAAATGCTAGTGCTGACGTACAGCTAATAAAACTAGCTGACTTTATAGACAACACTGGTAGTATAGTACGTAATGATCCAAATTTTGCCCAGCTATATTTGCAGGAAAAGTCGCAAATGCTCGAGGTAATGGATAAAGTCAAGGATCATCCATTATTTAGAATAGCAAGTATTCCTATTGCAGAGGCGGCATGAAAAGTATTAGCAAACAAGTAGGTTTGGATATTGCTGACAAACTTTTGGATAGAGAAGAGAATGGAAGTCCCTATGATAGAGGCGGTGCAGACAGTTACTATCGTAGGGACTTTGATCCTCACTGGTATCCTTTGGGAACATATATTGGGGATAGAGTTGAACTACATGATATGACACAATATGAGATAGATTCATATACTGCTGGATTTAAAGATAATGAAGATGCAGGTTTTTTTAAATATTGATATTGACTAAATCCAAGAATTGCTGTATTATAAGTTATGCTGTATAAATTTTCAAATGAAAACCGAACTATTGAAATAGATGAGGACGATCTAAAAAATATAGATGTTATCGTCTGCTATCTGGTCTTAGTGCTGGTGTATAAAACTAAAAACAGGTCTACTCCTCCAATAATGGATCTAAATGATGCACCTAGTGATATTACAGATGATAAAAAACGTTGGTTTTATATCTTGGCTGAAATCGAATGGACATGTAATCACATTTGCTATCAAGCCAATGAGAATAATCTTATAATTAAAGACAATGTGTTGGATCTTATGAAATACGAAGACAGAATACAAAATGGCCTAAGATTAGTTTCGAGATATTTAAGGGAGATGAGTTTATGAAAGTTACTATAGGTCCATATAAAGATGATGCAGATGACAGACAAATAGATGTGCATATTGACAATTGGGATAGTTATAGTTTAGATGAAACTTTATCTCATATCATATATCCATGTCTTGTTCAATTAAAAGAAGTAAACACAGGATACCCTGAAAGTCTTACAGAAGAAAAATGGAACGAAATATTAGATAAAATGATTTGTGCATTTGAAATAAAATCTAAACATTTTGATAGTTTTGATGCATGCCAATCACAGTGTGATGATTTGTACTCAGAACCATGTAAGAAGTGTATGGATGAAACAGAAGAAAAAATGAAAGAAGGGTTCGAGCTCTTTGGAAAATATTACGGAGATTTATGGTGGTGATACACGACACAAAAAGAGTAAATGATAAAAAATGGATTTTAACTGTACAAGAAAATGGAAAAACAAAAGAACTCTATATTGAGTTCCCCCAAGATGTACTTGATCAAGTTGGTTGGTCTGAAGGAGATGATCTTGAATGGATAGAAAACAAGGATGGTAGCTGGGCTATAACCAAAAAAGAAAATAAATAATCGTATGAATATATGGTTAATCAGTGACACTCATTTCAATCATGAACAGATGATGTATTTTCGTGACTGGGCGGGCAATTTAACTAGGCCTGGATTTGAAAATGTTGATGAAATGAACGAATATATGATAGATAACTGGAATAGTGTAGTTAAGCCTGGAGATAAGGTATATCATTTAGGAGATGTGGTGTTTGGATTAAACAAAGTTAGTTGGATGGAAAATAATTGGAAAAGGTTAAATGGATTTAAGTATTTAATTGCAGGTAACCATGATAATATTCCAATGATATGTGCTTACCAGTGGTTTCAATCAGTAGAGATATGGCATCATTTCAAAGACTTTAATATTTTAGCCACACACGTACCTTTACACAAAGGAGGATTGTCAAGACCAATAAATGCAGATGGAAAAACAAGTGCTGAAAATTTAATTTGGCAAGATGCAATAAATGTACATGGTCATATACACAGTAATCCTAGTCCAGATGGTCCATATCGTAATGTTAGCGTGGAACAAATCAATTACACCCCTATTAATATTGAGGATATAAAATGAACATAGGCGTTGATATTGTGTCTATTAACAGAATTAAAAATTTATTTGAAAAATATGGTACTAAGTTTACCAATAAGTTTTTAACAGAATCAGAGAAGCAAAAAGAGTTAACACCAGAGTATATATCCAAATGCTGGGCAGTTAAAGAAGCTTCAATCAAAGCAAGCGGCATTACAAATGCTAAAAAGTTTGCATACGGAAAAAAAGGTAAACAACCTATTGTTATTACAGATATAGAAGGTATATGGAACCTAAGTGTATCAGACGAAAAAGAATATGCAGTAGCAATGGTAGTTAAACATTAGTAAGGAAATAAAATGGCATTTGAATGGAATAAAATACACAAGTTTGAAGAATCTTTTGAGCGTGAGATTATTGACTCTGTAGAAGACTATATTATGGACTATTATGATATAATAGAATTACACGAACTTACTGAAGAACAAGTAAATGAAATTAAAACATTTACAGAAGAATTAAACGAGTACAGTGTTATGCAGGTTGGCTTAAATAATATCTTAATGAGATGGGACGATATGAATGAATAAAATTATTAATTTTTTTAAAACAAGTTATAGGAATGATCCAACTGCGACAGTTGTAGAAGCATTTGAAACTGTAATTCTAGTAGCGGCAAGTGCTACACTTAGTTTTACTGTATTAGATCCTGCCACACATATCTTTATACCATTGTATTTTGTAGGCAGTATCTGTGCAATGTTTAGCACATGGAGAAGAAAAAGCACAGCATTCCTGCTATGTTGTTGGTTTACAGCCATGAATTCATTTGCCCTAGTAACATTGATTTGGAATGCCTTATGATATACTTATTTGACGTTGATGGAACCCTAACACCAAGCAGAAAAGGCATTGATAAAAAATTTGCTGTTTGGTTTAGCAAGTTCTGTGAACGTGAAAAAGTGTATATTGTTACTGGCAGTGACAGGCCCAAGACAATAGAACAAATTGGACATGTAATATACAACAGATGTAGAGGTGTTTATCAATGTAGTGGTAGTCAATACTGGATTAAAGAAGCATTAATGCGGTCAAGCAATTGGGTGTTGCCAGATATTGCTAGACAATTTTTATTACAGTGTTTATATGAAGAAAATTTTCATATAAGGACTGGATTGCACATTGAAACTCGTCCTGGAATGGTGAACTATAGTGTACTAGGACGCAATGGTACTCCAGAGCAACGAGCAAAATTTATAGAATACGATAAAAAGACAAATAGTAGGAAAAAAACTGCAGACGCATTTAATACTCTCTTTCCAGATTTACAGGCAACTATTGGAGGCGAAACTGGATTAGATATCGCACCAAAAGGAGCAGATAAAGGTCAAATTATTAAAGACTTTGCAAAGACAAGTGAAATAACCTTCTTTGGTGATGCGATGTTTGAGGGTGGCAATGATTATGCACTAAAAGTAGCATTAGAGAATGGTAATTTTAGTAAAGTGAAATGTATTGAGGTAAATACATGGCAAGAAACATGGGAACACCTTAAGGAAGAACAAAGTGATAAATTTAATTATAGCGTGTGATGCAAAAGGCGGCATTGCAAGCAACGGAACATTGCCATGGCCTAAAAATTCTAAGGATTTGGCCTGGTTTAAAAGACATACTAGTCAGTGTACAGTAATAATGGGAAGCAAGACATGGCAAGATCCATTTATGCCTAGTCCTTTGCCTTCTAGATATAATGTAGTAGTGACAACACGTCCAGAAGACAACGAGGGTGCAGATGAATATATTTCTGGTGACATACTGAAAGAATTATTACGTATTGAACAAGAAAGGGCTGACGAAAATAGACCTATTTGGGTTATAGGAGGTGCTGATATTGTAAAGCAAGTGATTCCTCACATAGATAGAATTTACTTAACTATTATGGACAAAGAATACAAATGTGATACGTTTATACCTTTGAAGGATATATTACGGACGCATACAGAACTAGCAAGTGAGTCAGCAGAGGGCATGACAGTAAAAATACTAGAAAAATTTAGTACAGGATTAAAATGAAACAATATTTAGATGCATTACAATATATTTTAGATAGTGGAGAAGATGTCTCAGATAGAACAGGAGTAGGTACTAAAAGTGTATTTGGTTATCAAATGCGTTTTAATCTACAACAAGGTTTTCCAGCGGTAACAACTAAAAAACTAGCCTGGCGTAGCGTAGTGGGAGAACTACTATGGTTTTTAGAGGGCAGCACTGATGAGAGACGATTAGCAGAGATCACGTTTGAGAAAGATCGAGAAGAACTGTCGGATAAGAATACCATCTGGACTGCCAATGCCAACAAACAAGCAAAAGACTTGGGTTATGTAAAAAATGACGATGATGATTACAAACGTCTTGGACCAGTATACGGACATCAATGGCGCAACTTTGACGGAGAGTATTGGGTTGGTACACCGCATCTCCAAGGTACAGACCAGATTAGCTGGATTATTAATGAGATTAAAACTAATCCAGATAGTCGACGTATTATACTAAGTGCTTGGAACCCTAATCAACTTGATAAAATGGCATTGCCTCCTTGTCATACACTAGCACAGTTTAGGGTAATGAACGGCACACTGAGCTGTCAGCTCTATCAGAGAAGCGCAGACATGTTTCTAGGCGTGCCTTTTAACATTGCAAGCTATAGCCTGTTAACACACATGCTTGCACAAATATGCAATCTAAAAGTAGGAAATTTTATATGGACTGGAGGAGATTGTCATATATATCAAAATCATATGTCACAAGTTACTCAGCAATTACAACGTCAACCACACGAAAAAATACCCTTCCTCGTAATGCCCAGATTTGACAGTTTGGAAGAAGTGTTAAATACAAGTACAAGCAATTATGAGCTGTTAGGGTATAACCCTATGCCAAGCATTAAAGCGGAAATGGCAGTATAGGAGATAATAATGATTAGAATAAATGCTAAAATCTTACCTGATTTAGCAAAATTTATTGAAATGCGTTATGGAATAAATGTATTAGAAAAAAAACAAGAATATCCAATTATGATGGACGCTCTATTACGTATGAGTTACTGGATAGATGAGTGTGTTTTGTCAGAATACTTTAGTGGTGGCGAGGGTTTTTGGTCTAATGAAGAAACCTTTGAAACTCGACGCACAGGAAAACGTTTAATAGATGAACTAAAAGAAATGGACGAAGCAAAAATCCTAGATATAGGTTGTGGTAATAACGATGTAAAAAAACTAGTTGGAGATAATGTATTTGGTATTGATCCTTTTAATCCAAATGCAGATGCAGCAGTAAGTGTAGAAAATTTAAAGAAAGATATTGGACAATGGGACGTAGTTTTGTGTTTGGGCAGTATTAACTTTGGAGATGAAAATACAATAACAGGACAAATACAAAAAGTTGTAAAAATGGTAAAACCAGGAGGTAAAATTTATTGGAGATGTAATCCTGGACTTATGCATAATAATGAACATGCCAGATGGGTAGACTTTTTTCCTTGGACTCAAGACTTACTGGATGTATGGGCAGAGAAACTACATTGTGACATTCTAGAACAAGGATGGGATCATGATGAAGATATGGACTTGCCTAACGGAAATAGAATTTATAATATTTGGCAAAAAAGAGTAGAATTGAGATCAATAGACTAATGGATTGGTTGGGCAATACACATAATATTAAAGTTGAAATTACAAGTTATTGTAATGCGGCATGCCCTGGGTGCCAACGCAATCATATGGGTGGTAAAACTATAGATGAGCTAGATTTAAAACATATGGATCTAGATCTATGGAAAAAAATACTTGTTGATACGAAAATTTTAGACTTACAAGAAATATTATTTGATGGTGCGGTGGGCGACATGATAATGCATCCCAAGGCATTAGACTTTGTTAAAGAAGCAATGTTAGCACATCCAAAAACAGAGATATTAATTAACTCCAACGGTGGAGCAAGAAATGAAAAGTTCTGGTCAGAACTTGGATCTATGTTAAGCAAAAGAAATCATAGAATTAACTTTGCAATTGATGGTTTAGAAGATACACATCATCTACATAGAAGAAATACAAAATTTGAATTAGTTATACGAAATATAAAAGCCTTTATAAAAGCTGGCGGCAGAGCTAGTTGGACTTTTACAGCATTTGACCATAACCTACACCAAATAGAAATAGCTAGAAAAAAAGCAATAGAGCTAGGCTTCTCATATTGGGAATTACGTGGCAGTTGTATTCCAGGTGAAGATATGGAAGTTTTAACAGACAAAGAAGCGTATGAAATAGGAACAGACAATATTGATGAGATTAGAGAAGAGCTTGTTAAAATTGTTGAAGAGAAATATCCTATTGTAAACGACTTTGGTTGGATCGACCATAAATGTACTGCATATAGAGAAAGACAGATTCAAATTGATTGGGAAGGTAACCTTTGGCCATGTAGTTATATCTACTCAACTGAAGTTAAAACTGTACCAGAAAGAATCAGCCCATTTGGGGAAGGCAAACTAGATCATCCTAAAGACAAAATAAACTTAAAAGATAGAAGCTTTAAGGAGATCATGGAAGATATATTTTATAAAGAAATACTGCCTGATAATATAGACAGAGAATGTCTTGCTGTATGTCAGGAGCGTTGTGGGCTTGGTTAATATGCCATTTCTCCAACTAAATACTAGTGAATTTGGAGAAGAACTATGCGTAAAATTACCAAGGTAATACTTGCTTTTTTATTTTTTATTATAACTGTTATGAGCAGTATTGTTGCAGCAAGTTATATGAGAAATATACAAGAATATGTTAGTGGACACCTTGTCACACTATATGGAAGTAATCCTGATCTTGCAGATAAAATATACGCATGGAACAAGACAATTTTTAACGTAGCTGGTTTTGATAAAGAAGCACGTATTAAACATGTAATAAATGAAAACTTTAAAAGTGTTGTATTGGTAAATGTAGCACCAAAGACAGGCCAGCAAACAATGGGCGGGCGAGGCACAGGTTTTTTCGTGTCTGAAACAGAAACTGATGCAACAATTATTACAAATTATCATGTAATAGAATCTTATGTTAACAATCCAACAGGATACAATTTACAAGTACAAGCCCCCTTGGAAAGGTGGCCGTATGATGTTGAAATTATAGGATACGATCCTGTAGCAGATATTGCATTATTACGTATTGTAAAACTAGAAGATGAAAAATTTACGCCTTTAGAATTTGCTGATCCAAAAGATATACGAGAAGGCGATCCTGTGGTTGTTATTGGACACGGAATGGGATTAGCATGGAGTAGTACTGCTGGACAAGTTGTATATGATGGTCGCAGTGGACGCCCTTATAATCTTATGATACAAGTAGATGCAGTAATTAACCAAGGCAATAGTGGCGGCCCAGTATTTTCGATGGATGGAAAAGTAATTGGTGTTGCACAAAGTATTTACAGCCCTGGTAGAAGTGTTCCAGGTTGGGACGGTGTAGGATTAGCAGTACACGCTAGACATGCAGAATTAGTAATGAAATATTTTTATACTGATGCTTATCAAGAAGAGGGATATGTGCCTTACAGTGAGTACCCATTTCCTGTTAACAGTTTTACGTTTGAAGATATTAAAGATATACCGAGAGAAGATCGCTACTATGTTTACGCAGACTATACAATTGGCCAGGAATTAATAGATTATGCAGGTATTGAAGCGGGCATAATGCAAGGCGATATTATCATGGAAATTAATGAGGAACGTGTTTACAGTTCGTTCTCTTTACTAAAGGCAGTAATTTATAGCAGACCTGGAGATGTTATGAAAGTAAAAGTGTTGCGTAATAATCCAGCAGAGTTTGAAAAGCATGAAGTAATTGTAGATGTAATACTTGGCGAAATAGATTATAATACCTTAATGAGCTATGTGAATAGATCACAAGGTGGACGATAACACTAAATATAATTATGATATACAAACATAGTTTAGATTTTGCAATCACAACCTATTGCCAGGCCAAATGTAGATCCTGTATGCGAACAAACGAGCGTACTGGTGCAACTGCAAGTTGGCTTAAGCCTGCACATATGACTTACGAAGATTTCGATCTCATGTTGAATAATAGTAGAGACGTAACCCTCCATAAATTAGAGTTTTGTGGAGAATTGGGAGATCCTATGATGCATCCTGATATTTCGAGGTTTGTAGACAGAGGGTTCAAGCAAGCAACAAAAATTAATATTAATACTAATGGAGGTTTGAGACAACCCAAATGGTATAAGATACATGCACGTGTATATGATGATCTAAATATAGAGTGGGCAATAGACGGTACAGACCATAATACAAACTGGATGTATCGTGAAGGGGTTGACTTTGAACGTGCATTTACAAATATGCAAACCTGGTTTGAAAATGGCGGTCACGGAAATTGGCATTTTTTAATATTTGAATGGAATGTTGGTCATATAGCATATGCAGCTAAGATGGCAAAAGAGAACGGCATTCCCATTTGTTTTAAAATTAATCACAGAGAGTTTGGTAAAATTAGAGATGACCAAATAAAAGAAGTCCAGGAAGCATTAGAAGAGGCTAATCAATATGTCGAAATGTAAAATCATTTGTATGGCGATGAGAAAAGATGAACTAGGCCCTAATAAAGATACAAGGGAATGGGAAGTTGATAATCAAGGAAGAGTTTGGCCTTGCTGTTACTATGCAAATAGTGTATTGGGTACTCCAGATATGAAAGAATTTTCAAAAAAAGAAGATCCAAGATTTTGGGAAATGTGGGCTGCAGAACCAGACTTTAACGATCTCAAAAAATACTCACTGGAAGAGATTATTGAGCATCCCATATATGATGAGTTTATTGCGCCTAGAGGATGGGAAAGCGACAATCCACCAGAACTTTGTGTTTTAGAATGTAGTGCAGTTATAGATGAAGTAACTGGCGTTGAACAGTCTGCAGCAAAAATTAATGTGGAAATGAAAAATGAAACAGTGGAGAAATAGCAAAATAGAGTTTGCTATAACAAACCACTGTAACGCAAAATGTCCACTTTGTATACATACACACATGTATAATGATGGCACCCTAAATTTACAACATGCAGATTTTAATTCATTTGAAAATGTTGTAAAAAAATATACCAATAAAACACAACTAGTAGCATTATGTGGAGACTTTGGAGACCCACTTATGCATCCTCGTATACAAGATTATATTGATTGTACAGAAAGATATAATATACAACTTATAATACACACTAATGGAGGATTAAGAACTGCAAAGTTTTTTGAGCATAATGCAAAAAATGAAAATCTAGAAATTTGTTTTAGTATAGATGGTACAAGCCAACAAACTAACGAAAAATATAGAGTAAATGTTGATTATAATAAAGCAATGAATAACATGCTTGCATTTAAAACAAATGGAGGAAATGCATCGTGGGATTTTATAATTTTTGATTATAACATAGATGACTTTTATGAGGCTTCACAAATAGCAAAAAACTATGATATAAAGTTTCAACCTATTATTAATAATAGGGAATGGGAACATAAAATAAAAGATAGAAATTTAATAGAAGAACTTAAACTAGTCCTAAAACAACACAAGCATGGTAACTTTTTACAATCATTAGAAACGTTAAAGGTCCAACAAAGATGATTTTTTGTAAAACAAGAACAGTACAAGTAGATTTCAACAATAGATTATGGCCTTGTTGTTGGGTTTTACAACAATGGGAAGATTCGGAATACTTGTCACAGTTGAATAAAATTGATCCAGACTGGAATAATTTAGAAAAACATGATATAGAGGTAATTTTCAAACACAATGCCTTTACTACACATTTTAATGATGAACATTGGAATAATGATAAATGCGATACAATATGTAAGAAAGAATGTAGTATAAAAGATGAGTAATACCTATTGCACATTTCCATTTACGCACCTAAACCTAAAACAAAAAGGTAAAGTAAGTGCTTGCTGGCGTTATCCTGGCGCTATAGGAGAATATGGCGAGCAGTCATTACATGGCATATGGAACGATGAAAAAATAAGAGAATTACGTAAAGCATTTCTTAATAACGAACGCCCAAAGGGATGTAAAAGTTGTTGGGATCTTGAGGATAGTGGAAGTACAAGTACACGTGAAGTTGCAAAAAAAATGGCGTGGGCTATAACAGAAGACGAAGCAAGAGCTATAACAAGAAAAGATTATACAATTGATCCAATCCACGTAAAATGTATTGAGACAAGATTTGACAATGCATGTAATTTAATGTGTAGACATTGTAGTCCTGAGTATAGCAGCCAATGGGAAAATGCGGTTAAGAAAAATGCTGAGTTATTAGAAGAAACAAAGCACAATATAGGTAGCCGTAGTTTTGATACTTTGAGACTTACAGACAATGTTATAAGGGAAATACCTCTTTTTAAAGGCATAACACACTTAATGATAGCTGGCGGCGAACCGTTATACCATAATAAACATTACAAGTTTTTGGAAAATTTACTACCTAATGCACATAACCTTACACTAGATTATAATACTAATATGACCTTAATAGAATACAAAGGCAAAAGTATTATTGATTTATGGAAGAATTTTAAAAAAGTGGATATAAGAGTAAGTGTTGATGGAGATAGACATTGCTACAGTTATGTTAGAGCAAAAGGTGATATTAATGTTGTAGAAAAAAACCTTAAAACTGTTATGGAAAATTTGGACAACCTTTTTATTACTATGACATGCACAGTGAACAATTACAATATTACTAGACTAGATAAAATATTTGAATATTTTTTACAATTGGGAACCACAGTACATACTAGTTTGGTGCAATATCCAGACGAACTCAATGTAAAAGTATTACCCAAAGAAATGAAAGCTAAAATTACACAAGACTTTGATGATTATGTTAAGTTAAAAACTAGCCAGAATATAAGTCCACAAAAACTAGAACGTATACATCGTTATGGGTATAATGTAATTACCTATATGAACAGTGAGGATAGATACGATCAGTATTGGGATAAATTTGTTGCCTATACAAAGGCGCAAGACAAATATCATAATACAAATGTACTAGATGTATATCCAGAATTTAAACCATACTGGTACTAGTCTGTTAACTTTTTAACAAAGTATTCCCATTCTGTATAAATCTTTTCATTACGCCAACGATGCTTTGGCTCTACATTTGTATATATTATTTCATGATAGTAATAGGTAAACCAAAGTAATTTTCCACTGGTGCTTTTAAATGGCAACCATGCAAAATGTTTATTAATTTCTGGTTGCTCACTATGTCGCATATCCGTTAAACCCCAATTCCGTCTATTCATTTGTAAGTTTTATCTCCAGGAAATAAAGGCATTTTGGTTCCAGGTGCTCTTTTGGGTATTTTACTATCAGCACTACTTACACAACTATTTGTACTGCATGGCATAGGAGCATCAAATAACTTAAATCCTGTTTCAATATTACCTAAAGGTTGGTCATGACAGGAATAACTACGTTTGATACTTCCGTCAGGCTCTCGAATAATAATTGAACGATATCCTGAGCTACATTCCCATCCATTAAATTTATTGAAGTTAAACGCATTAAATCTCTCTGCTTGGTCCATGTAAAATGGATCACCTTTACTATCTCTAAATTCTATTTGCATATGCCAAGGTACATCAGCTTGCTGTTTTCTATAATTGTCATCTTTATCAATTAAGAATGTAGGCTTTGGACGTTCTACCATTTGTGCTTCTTTTGCTTTTTCTTCTGTATAAGCACGTTGTGGCATTCCGTTCCATAACCTTTGCTTCATATCATCTGTATACCCATCAACAACTCTACTAGCAGTAGGATCACTTTGTGGTTTTAGCGTAACATTGATTCCTTGTTCATGGAAAAACAAGGCGTTCTCCCAATCTCTCTCAAACCATTCTGGAACCATAACTTGATTAATTGTAACCTGTACATCATGCTGTTGACAAAAGATTAATTTGTCTGCAAACTCTTGCATTTTTTCAGGAGAATTTACATGCTCTGTGTGTAGACTTGCTGTAATGCTTGCTCTGTGAAACTTTGCTGCATGTTTTACATATGTTTCTTGCCACTTCATAGGACGGCTCATATTAGTAGTCATATGCACACTAGTATAATTTGTATTATCTACATCTCCGGCAAGATGTCCCATGATATCCAAGTATCCAGGATGGAAAGTAGGTTCTCCTCCTGACAAGGAGAAGTGAAAAGAATTGAAATTTCGCTCTCTGGCTTGACGTTTGATTTCATCCACTGTACGCAAGCAGAGCTCGGTAGGACGGTGGTCCTTACGGTCGGAACGTGCATAAGGCCAACAGTAGGAGCATCTGTAGTTGCAGAATCTCCCAAGTAACCAACTAACTGAAAACATATCACGATACAGCATGGTACGCTGACCCACACGTACAATGTCTTCATAAGGTGTTTTAGTAAAATCGTATTCACTCCATTTTAAGTCTTTATTCATTATAGATCCTTGTAATTATTACCATAGTAACATAAATTTTTGCTAAGTCAAGCACAAGATCTGCTTTAGTTACAGCCTTCTATCTAAAATCTAAGACTACATCTAGTAGCTATTTTTTATTATGCTATCCTATTACACAAAATAGTGTATTCAGGCAGTTAAATGCCCTTTAAATTCAGGACATGCATCTAATAGCTGACCTTTTTGTAAATCATCAGTTTTGACGTTAAAGTCTACAAACTCTTGCCATCTTTGTGCATGCCAATCTTCTGCCCACATGTATTTTATAGTGTCCTCTACCTTTGGCACATGCAACCAAGGTTGTAATTTTTCTTCTGCTAACTCTTTTAGTTGTTTTGGTAGAACTCTAATATTCATACACTCAGGATGGTTTAAAATATTTAAATATACTTGCTCTTTTTTTATACCTTTTCCTTTTAACCATTCAAATAGTTCTGTCATTGCTACCATATTTAATGCCTGTACTGTACAATGTATTTGTATGTTAACATTTGGTAACCCATTTAGTTTATCAAAATTTTCTTCGATTTTACTCCAGTTACTAGGATACCTAATATACCTATCTCTAGAACCAGTTGCATCAATACTGCAATTTAATTGCACACGCTTAAAATGTTTCCAATACTCTAGCATTTTTGCTGGAACATTTGTAAGGTTAGTATTATATTTTAGTCGTATATTGTTTGCAAGGTCATTTTCAATGCAATAGTCGAATAGCGCATACTGAGAAGTTGCTAATGTGGGTTCACCTCCAGTTAAATAAATTTCTTCTATAGTATGCGCTAACTCGACAAAAGTAGTTGCAGTTTGTTTCCTATCAGGCCATTGCTGCATTACTTCTAAGTGGTCAAATTCTTCTTTTGTTAACGGACTACTTGGCATTAGTTCAGCAGTCTCTACTACACTATTCCAGTCCTTAACCCACATACTGCTACTCCATGGGTTACACATTCTACATTTTAGGTTACATAAATTACCTAAACGTAAATCAATATATCTTACATCAACAGGTATTTCTTCTTTAATTACTACATCTTCTTTAAACCATTTTTCATTATAACCTGCTCTTGGACTTCTTATGCCCGCATCTTCTTCACGGAAGCAACGTTGGCATGTTTCTGGTCGCTCTCCATTAATAAATTGTTTACGAATCTCCTGGTAGTGTTTACTGTTCCAAACATCTTCAATGTTATCTTTATATATACGATAACTTTTACTAGGATCATCATCCTTCATAATTTTATTATTCTTGGGATTGCTATTACAACATACTCTATAGCCCCCGCCTGGATTGACTGCTACATGCATAAAAGGTAATACACAAAAGGTATCACTTGGTAAATCTTTACTCATCAAATAACTCCGGGCATTCTTGCTTCATATCTGTTCCATATATTTTATCTAATGCTGACATATAGTCAACTAATTTTTTAAAGTTCTTTTCTTTATATACAACGTCAGTTGTTATATTTAACTTTTTTCTTACACTAGGATTTAAACTACTGTAGTTCATGAACTCAGGTTCTTTTAGTTGCCAATATGCATAGTTATGTATTTCAAGTCCATGATTGGCTGCCCATTTTTCTGTTTCATAAAATACAGCCGCATTTAGAGTTTGTGGCAAATATGTTATACACAGGTCTATGTCTAAATCTCTCTTCTTAATATTATTTATAAAGTCCTCAATACTGCTCCATTTACTGCCTGGTCGTATATATTCATATCTGCTTCCAATACCATCAACACTTACATCAATTTGGACATCTTTGTATTTGCTAAAAATTTCAAACCATTCGTCATCTAAAGTAACTTGCCCGTTTGTTATAAATTTTAATTCAGTTGAAGAACTTGCTCCTGATTCTACTGTGTACCTACATACATCTTTTGTATGCTTTACTAAAAAAGGCTCTCCTCCAGTAAACTTTAAATACTTAACTTTGTCAAGATTATTTTTAACTTCACTTAAAAATTTATTATGCCAGCCTCCTGACCCTTCTATTGGTCTGATAGCACTATAATGTTTTTTAAGATTTGCACTCTTGTTAGCCTTTACTACTTTGTCCCATGTACTACTTTGAGTTGGAGTACACATTCTACAACTTAAATTGCATGTGTTTGTAATTTTAAGATCAAATATTGTCTTTTGATTACCATCTATACCAAAGTGATCAAACCTTGTCCTAGGACTTTCCCCTTTTTTAGTTTCCTCTATTTTACAATATCTACACTCATCAGCCCATCCATCTTCCATTATTGTTTTTAATTCAGGAAAACTATTATTCCAATCAAAGTCAGCATAGTCTTTATTACTAATATCAGTACGATCAATATGACAGCAAGGTCTTACTCCTCCGCCTGGGCCAATTGTAATCCCATTATCTATGTAGGCACACTTAGGCATTTATAAATTTCCTATAATCTGTACCATGAATTTTGTCTAGCTCTTTGAGTGTACTAATTAATTTAGTTTTTAAAGTTTGGTTTTCCAGTGCATCAGGACTGTAAATATCTGGATCCACACAGTCAACATCTACTTTGTGTTCTATACCTATACTATTTGCAAAATCAGTTATTTCTTTTAAATTATCTTTGTTTAAACACATACGTACTGTATCCAAGTTTAAAGTTACGTTTGTGCCTTTGGACTTTTTGGCTATTGCTTTAATATTTTTTTCAACATTACTCCAGCTAGATCCTTGTCTAATATATTCGTATCTTTCTCCCACTGCATCAACACTTATATTAAATGTAACATGTTTAAAATGTTTATACAAGTCCCATTTATCTAGCATATCAAATGTACCGTTTGTTGTAAAACTTAGTGTTAGTGCAGGACTTATATCTTCTTGAATTACATAGTCAATAATTTTCCATACTTGTGGTATCATAAATGGTTCACCACCTGTGAACTTTAATTGTTTTGCAAAAATTAGATAAGGAAAAATACTACTAATATCTTTGTGCCATCTTTGTGATATATTTTGCTGATAGATTTCTCTAAGGCTACTACTAATTTGAGGATTTTTATTTAATAGTCCTTCCCAAGAACTACTATTCCAACTGTCACACATTTTACAAGTTAAGTTACATGTATTATTTAATTTAAGATCCCAATGTACTATGCCTTGGCTATTACTAAATTTACTATTGTACAACTCATTAAATGGTTGTTGTCCTCTATCTATTCGTGATTGACATTCTCTACACTCGTCAATATATGTATCTGTGCTTGCCATAAGTTTACCAAGTTCTTGATGTTTTTCATACCATCCATCTTCGTAATACTTCCATGTTTCTTCTTGCTCGTAATGACAACAAGGGCGAACTGCTCCACCAGGATTAATTACACAGCTATGATCAAACATGACACAATACGGCACATTACTTTCCTGTCATAATTGCATAATTATCTCTTACTTTTTCTTTCAGTAAATCGCTTTGATCTCCATCAAAAATCATATGTATGCGAGGCTCATCACTGTTGTTCCAAACAGCATGTTCATATCCTGTATTCATTTTAAAAGCACTGCCTGGTTCAAAAGGACATTCTCCCCAACCGCCCATTACAAGTTGGCAACCGTCAGGATTATTGACAGCAACATTAGTAGCACCTACGCCTGTAATTCTGTCTCTATCAGTATGTACTCCTAGCCAACCGCCTGGTAGTACTGCCATAAATCTTGCACGAGTATATCTTCTATAAAGTCCACTATCCATCATCCATTCTTTAGTACGTGGTGTAAACTTTGATATGTCAGTCCAATCACTCATATTCATTTCAGCTTCGTCAGGTAGCCCATAGTCTTCTGGACAATTAGTATGCACACTACTCATACCATGCACACACAGGCTTAACCAACCACTGCTGTTTGGTCTATGTAAAGTATAACATGCACTGTACAAAAGATGATTTGCTTCCTCATAAATTTCTTTATGTGGCATATCATCTAAGCCTAAACTTATCCAAGGCATTTTGGTATTATCTAAAATATGGTCTAAGTCGTCTTGTGCTTCTTCCCATATGCTATCATCATCAACACCTGTATACACTGGCTTGATATCTCTATTTGCTAGAAAAAAGTTTCTAGTTTCTTCACTTATCTCTTGAAATTCTTGTACATGACCTTCATACCACATTATAATATTCCTGACATTTGTTTTATATTTACATAACTGTGATAAAAACCTGTTGGAGTATCTCCAGTAAAGTAAAGATTTTTATTAGTTACCATTAAATCGTTAATCAAGTTTAAAAATGATGTCTGAGCAGTGAACCCTTTTGTGTTCATATAATTAATCTCATAACTCCAAATGTTACTTGTTTGTAAAAATACATTTTTATCTGTACCTATACTATTTATTAGCCCTTTATTATCTCTAACGATATCAATATTAAGTATTACATGTTCTAATTTTTTAATTTTATCCCAATATTCTAACCATTGTTCTTCATTATCCCAACTATCCTCAAATTCTTGTACACTTTCTTCTTCATATATAATACATTCATCATTATGAAAACCCCACTCTACAATTTTATGTCTATTTTTACTTACAAAGTCTCTAAAGTTTTTACCATCCCAATGATTTAAGACATATCGCATCCACTTGTTAGAGTACTCATTAAAATCAAACCATACAACTTTTTCAAGTGTATCTATTGCATTTGTCATATGTTTAAATTGACTTAATCCACTGCAAGGCACAGCCATAACTTCTATGGGTATATTCATTTCTCTTTCGTCAGGTACGTTTTCAGTATTAGTAATATACATTATATCGCTACCCATCATTTTAAATCCATATAGCTCTCTTTTATCTTCATGTATTTCTGAAAAATAAAATTCTCTTGCGTCAGGTCTTTTTCCCCAATCAGGATCAAGTAACCATTTTTTAGTATGTTCGATATCATCTTCTGGATAACAGCAATATTTGTTGTTACGTACTGCATATGGAAGATTGTGTACATATAAGTTATTGTTTAGTGCGATAGGAATAAGTGCATCAAATTCGTCTCCATAAAAATCCAAAGTATCATAAGTTTTTTCTACTGGCTGTAAATATAAAGGAGTATAATTATCATGTATACATTCTTCACTAGGAATAAAACCTGGAAAGTGATCTTGGTTCCAAGAAAGTTCAGTTAATTCAAGTTCAATTAATCTTTTAAGATTGATCACAATACATTGCTTATGCCATTTAGGTGCTTTTGCACTTTCAAGTCTGTCTATAATATGTCCTGCACAAAGCCAATTGTCTCCCCATTCTTCCATACATTTTAAAAGCTCTGTATCAAATTCATTTTGGCTGGCCCATGAACCATCAAACCATATTACAGCAGCTTTAAAATTCATTGCATGTAGATGCTTAAATAACTTGCCTTTGTCAATATCCCATCCGTTCGATTTGACAAAACACTCTCTACTATTATTAATAAAATTAATTTGTGCAATCTTTTTAAGTTTGCTTACAAGCTCATGCTCATTTTTCAATTCTTCAATTAAAATATCTTCAAAAGTACAATGAGCTATATTTGTATACTCACCAATCTTCATATATAAGTTCATTCTTCTAATCCTGCTATTAAATTATTGGTGGCACTTCCTATTACACGAGCTGGACACATTAAATCTGCATCATTTACATCTGTACCACTGTACCAGCTGTCATTATTTGTTTTTTGTATTCGTTCTATTAAATTCATAAAGCTACGTTCCAATACAAAGGGTTTTGATAATATTTTTGGAATTATGTAACTATAAATGTTACTTCCCCAAAAAAATGTCCTTAAATTTTGCAATTTAGCAAAAAGTTGTTCTTGATCCTGTATTAAATCAGCCTGTACAACAGTATGATCACAAAAACTAACTTGTGTCCAGAAATTCTGCCAACTTTGTTGCCCTCCAAATTGATCAACTATACTTGGCCAACGCTCTTTAGTTAAATCAAGTAAATCTTTGTTAACATCAGGATTATTTTCACACCATTGCTCTACCCATGCAGGATAATCCTCACCATCCCACATTTTTAGTGTATCTCTTTTAAATTGCACACTGTCTTTATCAAAATCGAACCAGACAAAGCGAGTAAATCCTGGATTGACTCCATACTTGTAAGCATAATACAATAGTTTGAAGCCTGCGGTTGGTCCTACGTACTGATCAAACACAGTATTTTCCAATAACCTACTAGTTGTGGGCGCACTTGGCTCTGTGTTACAAAAATATATTGGGCTACTTGGTATATTCATACTATCCAAGAGCTTTTTACCTTGAAAACTTACCTCGTTAGGGTCATGAAACTCTCCACTAAGTCCTCTCTCAAGTTCATCTGCACCTAGCCAAGGCTTAATTAAAGTAACAGTGTCCATTAATGCATCACTAATACCCCATACTTTTAGATTACGCAACAGGCTATATTGTATCCAACTAGTTGCCCATACGTCTTGATTGATATATTGGTATTCTTCTTCTTTTTTCCATTTACCATCCGCAGGTGCAAGATAGTATGCACTATCCTCCCATGTTCTGCCACTTTCGTCAGGCATAAAGTTTGGATGTCTTGCTGGTTCCCATAATGGACCTACCTGATGTTCTACCCATTTGGCTAAGTTTACAATAACAAAACTACGATTAAAGTAAGGATATATTCCTTTTCTATCTACTTGTATTTGTCCTGCTACCATCCATTCAGGGTCTTGTTCATTATAGCTATCTATTTCATCTGCTAATAATAAATTAAAATCTTCAGTAGCTGGCCATGCACCATCAAACCAAACCACTGCATATCTATAATCAGCACTGTGCATTGATATCATCCAACTTGTGTCAAACATATTATATAAGTTTACAATACCTCCTCGTAGATGATTATTACATTCTACATTTTGAATTGTTTGTAATTTTTGTTTAAGAACTGCATGTGTGTTTAAATGTGGATCTCTGTCTATAAAAGCATGCACAATAGGCCATGCATGTTCTGTATGGGAGTAACTCCAGTTTTGTTGGCCTTGTATCATTTATTATTCTCCGCTACTATATCCATACCTTCTAATTTAATTCCAAGATAATTTTTAACCATACTTTTTAGCGTGGCTTCATTTGGATATCTGTTTTCTATGTCTCTTGTATATTTTCTCATGCGGGCATATATCATATACCGCTGTGTATTATTTTCCATATACGTTGCAAACCTATCCATTTCAGGATGTCTCGATTCTGCTTCTCTTAATGTACTTATTATACTTTCTCTGTACTCTCCGTGCCATACTGCTGGGCTTAGATAGTTGGGTGTTTGTAATATGTTTGCAGTAATAAATTTTAAGTCTACTGGACTTTCTTTCCAGAAGTCATAAAATTCAGGCATTTGATATACATTGTGTGCCTGTACTGTAATTCCTGCTGCAAGATCGATCCCGTCAATATCATTCAATATACACATATTTTCATATACTGTATCCCAATCGCCATCCTGTCTAATGTAGTTGTATACATCTCCGATTCCATCCATACTTACTTTTATGTTAACATGTTTAAACTGTGACCATATTTTTACTAAGTCATATTTTTTAAATTTTATATAACTTAGATTACTTGCATATCGTAGTCTAATTTTTGACTTAACTTCTGCAGGAATACCTTCCAACAGGTCGTAATGCTCTTTGTTAATAATAGGTTCACCACCTGTAAATTGTAGAGTATGTACATGATCCCAAAGATCAGGCCATTCATTTAAACTTGCAAACAAATCTGTTGGACGCAATAGACGTGTTTCATATCCATCCTTGGTGTACTTGCTTATAATGTCTAAGTCTGCTACACGCTTATAAGAGCTGTGTGTACTACACATAATACACTTTAGGTTACAGAAGTTACTTACTTTAAGTTCTACCCAAATAGGATCGTTGTTTACACTAAAGTCATCATTAACACTAATAAGATCACTAAATTCTTCCCAATTGTCATTCTCCCATTGCAGTCTATTACTCACAATACCACTGTCTTCATTGTGCCAACATACATTGCATCTTTCAGGTCTTTCACTATTAGCTAATGCTCTGCGTAATTCTTTATAGTTCTCATTATTCCATGACTCTAATGCAGTCTCTCCAGGATTGTTCAAAGCTGTCTCTTGCGCTTCACAGCAAGGAACCATATTTCCTCCTGCACTACCATAAATGTGCATAAAAGGAAGCATACAAAATGTACTACTACTTTTTAATTTACTTTTATCTATCACAGCTGATTATCTTCTTTCCAAATAATTTCTTTACCTTGTTCCCAATTTACTCCAGGACTTTTAAATTCCAACAGTTGTTTAAATTTTGGCAAGTCGTTAATTGTTAATCCTCTTAACCTTAATACTCTTTTAATTTTATCAATATGCTCCATTGCTTTATCTTCCATACCATTATGCTTTGTTAGTTGCTGTAATAGTTTTTGAGCAGGTCGTATTTTTCCTGGCTTTATAGTTTCATTAAATTGCATATTAATAGTATATCTTAAGTTGTCTTTAAACCAATCAGGATAATGTAGTATGCTCATGTAATTGGGCTCGTACACAGTTTGTAGTATTACATCAATATCTTTCACAACTTTAGCCCAATACATAAACTCATACATATAAGGAGCATTGATTGCTCCTACTGTTGTTGCAGTTGCAATGCTTACTTTTTCTGGATATTTTGTTCTCATATCTATCCATTGGTCCAAAACACCTTCTACTTTATCCCATTTACTTGGAAATCTTAATACATCATTACATTGTCCAATGCTGTCAATACTTGGTCGTATACGTAATTCTTTAAATTGCAGTAGTGCATCATAATCTGCTTTCTTTGGCCACCAAGTACAATTAGTAAATATTTCCAAATGTATTTGTGGTGCAATGCCAGCTTCAGCTAAACGTACTACGAAACTTAAAAATTGTCGATGTAAAAAAGGCTCACCGCCTGTAACTTTTATATGTCTTAGACCCTGGAGCATATCAACATTAATATTATCAAGGTCCAATTCTTGAACCTCTTTTAATTTTTTAATATAGTCAGGTGTTTCCATTTTAAGTTTTAAAATGTCCTCGTCCCAAGTATGACTAAATTCAGGACCACAACTCATACATTTGAGGTTACATAATCTACCCACAGTAATTTCTAGATACTGTAATTCAGTACTATCAGTAAAGTCATCAAAGAACTCATCTGCTTCAGTTCGCATACTACTACCTTTGGTTTCCTCGTCTGCTTTACATTTGTAGCAACCAGGATGCCATTCATTTTTTAACATAGTTTCTCTAATATCAGCAAATGTTGCACCAAAGGCTTCCACAGACTCTGTGTCGCTGTCATCTAAAAATCTATGATGAAAACGACAACAAGGTGTTGCAGGTAAGCCATGCATAAGCATAGCACCTTTAAATGGGTAAACACATGCGTTTTTAGGTAAATTAGTCATTAAATGTACCTGATTTTTTATAACGTTTAACTGCATCTCTGATATTAACTCTATGGTATTGTCTATCTCGTTGGAACATTTCCCACTCTTTTGTCATAGGTGCTGTTGCAATATGTACTGTATTACTTGGAGTCAGCCCATAATGTTCACAAACTGCATTGTGTGCATCTTTATATTTTTTAGGTACTGCGTCTGGGGTAAAATGCTCAAACAAGAAATTAGCTATACTTGTATGTAAATGTATGCCGTGATTCCATTCTGTTTGTACACTTAATGCACCTTCGTCTATCCTACTAAAAACAATACCACTGCGCCAATTGCCACAGCTAAGTCCCTTGGTTGTACTAAATGCAGCCATTGTAATACATGGTTGATCCAAATCTACTTCAAGTCCATGACATGTTCCAAACCATGCACAGTCTACAAATACAGGAATATTTAAACTATTGCAGGTTTCCATCATGTTATCCCACTCATCATGCTTGCCGCCTGTACCACTAAATGGCAAACTAATAATAAGAGCATCTCCCTTTTGTAATGGATTATCATCTACATATCTTTTATTACGCCATTCTTCTTCCAGTAGTACATCTCTATTATAAGGATATTCTCCTCTATACATACGCAAATTGAGACCATTTGCCATACAGTAATAATGCCACCAATCCAGGCCTTGTGTTGTACCTAAGCTAACAAATTTGTAAGGAAACTTTTCCATTCCTGTAAATTTATTCATCTTACTGCTACTAATCCACTCTGGATAGACATTTAAAAATTTCTGACTTGCATCGCTGATCTCAGAAATATCTATATTACGAAAAAATCCTTCTTCTAATTTATCAAAGAAAGGTTGGTTCCAAATACTGTTGCCGTGATTTGCAAAATCACTGTTTTTAATTGTTTGATTTTTAGGCGGTTTCTTTGCCATCTATTAACTCCCTATATGGTGATAATTCCTCTACTAGGCTAAATGTATCTGTGCCATTTAGTCTATCAAGGTCAGCTGTATACTGTAAGTAACGCTGCCACCAACGTTTTTGTTCTTTTTCTTCTACTTCTCGTTGTAGACCTTTTCTTATATCCGCTATACCTGTTTGATATTCAAATACATCTGAATGCACACTATTAAGCGGCCAAATTGTACTTGTAGGTATATCTTTAATTTTTTCTATTGCTATTTGTTTTAGCTCGTCAGGTAAATGTGCAATATTAAGATAAGCAGGCGATACAACTACGTTTGTCATCGCTATACTTGCCTTTTTCCTATGATATTTCGCAAACCATTCCCAAATCTTATCTAAGTTAAACACATTTGTAGTCATTACTGTAACAGCAAAAACAACTTCTACATTGTCTAGTGCATAAAACTGGTCTACGTTTTTATTTAAATCTTCCCAAGTAAAATTCTTGCCGCCTCTTATTACACTGTATAATTCATCAGTTGCTTCGATGCTTATTAATAATTCTACATGCTTAAACTCTGCAAAAATATCTAAAAACTTTTGCTCTACTACTGTAGCATTAGTACTAATATCCAAACTTACCTTGCTTGCAATGTCATTATCTACAAACCATTTAAGAACATTATAACAATGTTCATCATAAAGAGGCTCCCCGCCTCTCAATGCTACAGTTTCTAAGTTACGGAAATATTCTGGATTAGCAAATAAGTTATCCATAAAAGTAAAATCATCAACACCATTGTATCCAATTTGTTGCTCAGTCCAATATTCAGGCATTTCTTTATTAAGTTTTTTGCCTAGTTTACTCCAACCTGTTGACACAAATGGCCCACAGTGGATACATGCTAGATTGCATTTGTTACTGAGCGTAAAGTCTAGATATCTAATATCTGGTTCCATATCCCAATCATGCCATTCGCTTTCTATACGTAAATCATAATCCATTTTATCCCAGAAGAACATACGTCTACTGCGTCCACTTTGTTCTTTCTTTTGACATCCAATGCAATACTCTGGAACGTCTCTGGACCTATGCATCTTACGAAGTTCTTTTGCTTTTTTTCCGTACCAAATTTCTTTTAAAGTTTGGTCGTTTATATTACCTAGCTTTTGTTTATAAATGATATCAGGCACAACTGCACCTCCCCATTTAATTGTAATCGCATGCCATGGTGCTAAACATGTTGGATACTTTGTATCATCTAAGAACTTATTTCTGTATTCTTTTTTTGCTTTACTCATTTACATATTCCACATATATCTCTGCATTGTTTCCACTCTGCATGTTCAATAGCATCATTTAAATCTGATCGCCACCATCCGCCAGCTAGTAAATCTGGCAAACTTTGATTTTTAAGACTATTATCATTTCTTGCTCTCATAAAACTATCTTCATTAACCATTAGATCTAAATCATGGTTAACAACATCTATTCCATACAAACTTGTATGGCAACAAGGCCAAACAGTAGCCCAAGGATCAATTTGGATTTTTCTATCAGTATACCAAGGACATTTATGATCTACTTTGTTTTCTAATTTGTCATCAATCACATCCGTATAATCATGATAATCTCGCAAATCACTTAAAGGTTTGTCATTTCTATCTTCCCATAAAACATCATATTCATCTATGTCATAATGTCCATGTATTTTATAATCTCCGTCTACAGTCTTAATTTCTAAATTGTCACCATGTGTATGTCTTAAATTAAATCCTATACACCCTGAGTCAAATGCTATTTTCTCTACATCTTTTACTTGGTGTTTGTTGTGTTCAAAACAAGTCATTACAACTTTAGCTCTACCACCACCACTTACAAATGCATTTATGTTTTCTATTATTTTATTAAAATCTGTTTTGCGTCTATATATACTATGTGTGTCTTCTAATCCGTCAACAGCAAATACTACTGCGTGGTTACTAAACATTCTACAAACTTGTCCTAGTTTATTCCAAAACTTCTTGGTACGCATACTGCCATTTGTGTGTATATAAAGTGCAGTTTCTGGATGATAGCGGCAATATGTTTGTAACATTTCAACTAAATTAGGATGCATCATTGGATCTCCCCAATTACCATTTAATGTAAGTTCAATAATAAACCATCCTCGAGTATCATCTATTACAAGTCTATTCCATACATCCATGTCAAAATGTTCCATTGGTATTTCTGGCTTAACCATATCACCATCAACATTACGTACACATGCTCCACATCTTGCATTACAGAAGCTAGTAATATCAACTTGTAAATTGTTAACTACCCTAGCCCAATCCATCCATTCAAAAGTCGACATCAGCATTTTCCTTTCTTTCGTGTGGGCCTATGCATTGTTCATTACATAAACTCCAAGTCTTATTTTTTATTCCTCCTGCAAGTTCTTTGTTATACCAAGGATCCTGTAGGATTTCTTTCATTGATCTGTGCTGTAGATTGAGTCTGTCTCTCAGCGTTGTATCTCTTAATTGTATTGTTTCGTTAGGTTTGCCCAATTTGTCATGACCAAATGAATTTAAACTTACCCAACAACAAGGCCACAATGTTCCAAAAGGATCAATTTGCACAGAAGCTTCTCTATAGAATACACATGGTGTTGTCTTTCTCTCTTCGTCAAAGCCTCTAATAATATCGTTATCAACTGCATACCAAATTTCTTTAAACTTTTTACGTTTTTTGTGTTGTTCAGGTATAGGCAAATCAGCAGTAATAATTTCACCCTTGCTGTTTTCCATATCGTTACTATTACTTTTTCTTGCTCTAAACACGGCACATCCGTATTCTTCTGCAAGTTTTGCAGCTTCATCTATTTGGTGTATATTATGGTCAAACACAGTAAACATCCAGATGCCATATCCACCTGCATCGTTAAATGCTCGCATGTTTTCAACTACTTTATTATAATTTGTTTTTAATCTATATAGTTTATGTGTATCCTCTAAACCGTCAATACAAAAAACAACATTGCATCTCCAGTTTAAAACTTCTGCCAAAGCAGTCCACCATTTTTTAGTTCTCAGGCTTCCATTAGTACTAATTTTGATACACATTTCAGGATTGTGTTCTAAACAATATTCTATCATAGGTACTAGATCTGGGTGCATACATGCATCGCCCCAATTACCATTAAAAAATAATGTTTTTACTCCTATTTCTTTGAAGTCTTTTTCACATAATCTGTTCCAAAGTTGTCTATCAAAATGTTGTAGCTGTAGACCTTTGTGTAATTCTCCAGTAACACTATCATGTCTCGCACACGCTAAACATGCCGCATTACAATATGTGGTCATGTCTATCTGTATTTCTAAGATTACTTCATCCCATTGCATGGTTAATCAATGTACCTTTCACAATCACCTTCTCGTTGAATGTCACTTGTTAAACAGTGAATACCACCATCCCAAAAATACTGATGACGGAATCTCCACACAATAGGCTCAATACCATGTGCTTCCATTCTGCGGAAAGCTTCATCATTACGTCCAGTACAGATAACTGTATTCTCGTCTAGTGATAACACGTTAACATCAAATACACTTTCATCTGCGTAGCCTACCCAATGCCCTAGCCATTTTTCAACATATTCTTTATAAAAACGGCGCTTGCGAGTATTAAGAAAATCTTCTGGCATCTCGTGGTCATCATCTACTTCAATAATATCCCAATGCTTCATTTCTTCTGGAACCCATTTTTTGTTCCAAGTCATTAATACGCCAGGACGTAGTAATGCAATTTTTCCATCTACATGTCCACCTACTGGAACATTAAGAAATTTAGTACCAGGATATCTTTGGCTGATTTGTCTTTTCATCCACTCTTTACCTAGTAATGTGCCTTTACCTTTTTTATTATCTTCTTCCCATGTCTGGCTAAACAATACAGTATCTCCGCATTTAATCATATTAGCCGCATGATACAACACACGCTGATTAGCACTGTACTGTTCATATGTACTATTGTCTACCATTGCACCTGGCATACTTACCCAATCTGCACCTTGTTTAAACCACTCTACACAATGATCATAATAGGCAAGATTTTCAAAGTATCTATTATCGCCTCCTGTAAAACATTCAAAGATTGTATGTCCATAAGGCATAAGTGTATCACGTGGCATTAATGGATGGTTAGGAAAACCACAACTCATCCAAGGTAATTGGATCTGTTCTTGTCCTGTAATTGTAAAAATATTTTTTGGACGTACTACTTCAATGCCTCTATCTTCCAATAGCTTTGCTAAGATGTCAATATCTTCTGCTGTCTCTTCGAAGATTTGACGCATTACGTCTCTTGTCTCTTGATCTTTATGCCAGTCAAAAGTTTCTGGCGGAAATGGAGCACCAAGCACAACCCGTTTTAACGGTTGAAACTCGCTCCATGCGTTTACTGATTTCATGAAATACCTCAATTTTATTGTCGATAAATATATTTATACATATTTAATGGAGCAGAAATGACTAGAATTGCACTAGACACCAATGCCGCTCAAGAATTTACTGTACATGTTTTTGATGCAAATGATATCAATAGTATAACACAATCTGATGAAATATACAAGTGTTTTGAGAGCGGATGGCCAGTAGTTATTAAAAATTTAACTATACCTAATTTAGACTATGATTATTACGACAATTTACCAGACTGGACTATTAAGGATAATAAATGGATTATGCCTTGGTACAATAGCCATATTAAAAAACGTGATAGGCTACGTGAGGAACGTGGCTGGAGTGAAGATAAAATAGACAAATTTCATAAAAAACATAAACAGTCTAATAATGGCTGGAACGAAATATTCGATATGATATTCCCCAAATATAATACAAGTGAACGTATGCTTAGTCATAGATACAATACATTGGTAGAAAACAAACTACATTTGGATGAACTAGACGAACAACACACTGGCGCAGAACAACAAATACGTATGTTTGTTAATTTGGATAAAAAACGCCCACGTGTATTAACATTTGGTCCAGACTTAGAACAAATGTGGTACAAGTATAAGGACGAGTTTAATCTACAAGAACTTGATAAAAATAACATACATACATTTATTACTGAAATGAGAAATCGTTGTGTATGGAATGATAAAATGTGGGATCAGTTTCACCATCCATTACACTATATTACTTTTGATCCAGGTGACATTTGGTTTTTCAATGCACAGTGGATAACACATCAGATTGTTTTTGGTACAAAATTACAATGCTTTGAAGCAGACATAATGGATAGTAGTTTAATATATCCAGACCTATGTATGAAAGAAAGAATTGCAAATTTAAAATGAAGTTAACTACAGAGCCTTTTGAGTATCGATTACAGGAAAATAAACTTCCAGATAATTTTTCCGATCAATATATTAATGACTATCCTGGAGAATATATTAAAGAATATTGTAGTAATCCTGAATGTAGTGAATATGAAGCGGCATTAGATGGTACGTTTAGTGCGCCTTTGGATCAAGGAAAAGATCCAATTCTTACAGAATATGTTGAGCAAAATATTATTCCTGAAATTATAAATGCAGCATTTGGCGAAGATAAAAAATACGATCACTTTTATGTAAACTGCCATTACGATATGCCAGGTAGTAGTTTGGGCATACATAACGATTTAAAAGACTTTCGTTGGTTAATAACAAATCAAATCTATATGGACGAAAGTGATCAAGGTGTAAGATTGCTTAACAGAGATGCAAGTCCAAACAAAAGGGTACCATGCAATCCTAATTTATTTTACAGCCTTGAAGCTACACCTTATAGCTGGCATGATGTGCCAGATCTGCATAGTGAAAAGCGTAGTATTTTATTTAGAGTAGGTAAGCGCAAACATAAGACAGTAGCTCAGCCTAGTTCTAAGAGCGATACAGCGTATGTTATTTTCAATGGACATCACAGGGATAGTCATTATGCAAAGCTAGGATTGCGTATGGGTAATTTGACTGAAAGTTGGATTGCAAATATGGGAGCAAAAAATATATATCATATTAGGTGGAGAGATCCTAGTACCATAAGACCAGTTCTCAACTTTGCCGTACAAAATCATAGTCGTGTGGTTGTAATGTTAAGTGGATATTTTCCTGCAGATTTAGATGACAGAAATGATGTGTGCCAAGATTATACTGGACAATATACATTAGAACCAAATAAAAATGTAGAGCATTATCATTTAATTACAGATGATAATATAAAAGATGTAGCTGATGCAGTGTTTTGCAAAGATACATATTCTGCTATTACAGAAGCAGAATCTGTTTTGTGGGATTATACACAAAACAAAAACTACTTAAATTACAAAAATATTAGATTACGTTGGAACCCTGAAGATTAAAGTTCATCTTTTATGCGTTTAAATTCTGGTGCCACTGTCATTACATCATGCATACGAAACTTATCATAGTTTTCAGTTATATCTACATATTGTTTCATTATTGCTGGATTATATTGGTGTTCTGGATCTTTACCAAAATTAATAATTTCCATTAAAGGTTCCTCATAGTCTTCAAAATGTGGACTATTGCCTATACTGGATAAAAATTCTAGTATTTGTTTTTCCTGTTCATCTTTAAGCCATTGTGGTGCATGTGCCATACTATAATAGTGTGGCTCAATAAGTTGGTTACTACTCATACCAATACCTCTATCGCTAGTCATTTGGTAGTCATGCATAAAGCGCCAAAAGTCTGCAATATGCAATGCATTTGTCATTTGATTGACTGTGGTAACTCGTACTTTAATACGTTTACCTTCTTTAGTATTGCTATATTTGACTAGTTTATCAAAGTTTTTCCAGACAGAAGGCCACTTGGAAGGTGGACGCAAATAGTCGTTCATATCGCCCATACCTTCCAAGGAGCAGTTTACAATCACTTTTTCGAACTTCCCTAATTGTTCTAACCATCTGTCTTGCATATTAGTAATATTGGTATAGAAACTAAGTTCGATATGACTGGCGTGTCCGGATTCTACTGCGAGGTCTAGCAAGGTAAACATGTCCTTGGCAACCGTAGGTTCCCCGCCTATTAGTTTGATTTTACGAGCTTTCCCAATCATTTCCTCAAAGCTCGCCCAGTCTATTCCAGGTTGAAGAAGAGCCTGCTTCTTGTTTGCAATCATGCCATGCCAATCGGGATGGTCTGCCCCGAGTCCGCTTTCAACCATTTGTGCTCGCTCGACACTTACTAAGTGTGAAGCCTCTTTATTGCACATCTGACATTGTAAATTGCATAAATTACCAAGCCTGAAATCAAATTGTAAAGGTTGTTCTACCTCCCAATCGTTGACGGAAGCGTCAGCAACCACTTCGTCAATTACGTCTTCCCACACCTCATTTTCCCATTGGCGTGAGCTAACTATATTATTTCTTTCTAGATGTTCACATTCTACACATTCAGGAAGCCACTCCCCTTCTGCCATGCGTCTACGTACATCTTTTATGTAGTCGTGATTCCATGTACCCTGGATCCCAAGTTTTTCTTGATCCACAAGTTCTTCTGGCTCCTTTGCCATACAGCAAAGCCTATATCGACCTCCATTATATGTACTATATTGTACAAATGGTAAAGCACAAAATCCGCTCATAATAGTTCTCTTATATCTTGATTAAAGTAATTGTCTATTACTTTTTCTTTGTTTATAATTTGTTCATCAGTATATGTTTTCTCTGATTCCTGTTCTAATGTATTTAACAATCTTTTTCTAAACGTTTCATATATATCTAAGTTCTTAATATATTCTTTAGCCAGTTCTTTATCTTTTGGATCCATATTTGCAATACACATATGAAAAGGACGTCTGGCAATATCCATACTATACCCAGTACCTTTGCTTTCAATATAGTCTAATAAAGGCTGTAAATTAAAAATGTTAAATCTACTTACAACAAAATGTACACGCATTGTTATGGGGAAACCTGTATCTTTTAAGTTTAAATAAAAATTAAAAGTGTTATCTATGTCTTTCCATTTATACGGTCCAGGTCTTAGTGTTTCGTTTAATTTACCATACCCATCTATACTTAATACTATTGTAAGTGCTTTAAGTTTTTTCCACGTTTCTAGTACCTTTTTGCTAGGCAATATAGTTGCATTTGTATGATAGTCAATTTGTACTTTATTAATATTACTACTCTGGCTTGCTAATTTTTTAATAAACTCGTCGTGTTGTTTTGCAAGTAAAGGTTCCCCTCCTACTAATTTTACACGTTCAATACTAGATAAATCTGTATCAAACCAGTCTATACTAAAGTCTAGATCCTCTGTAACATCTTCTGTAAGGGGGGTGTTGGTGTGTCTTTTTATAGCAAGCCATTTGCTACTATAGCCTTCATTACACATTCTACAAGCAAGATTACAATGATGGCTAAATGCCATCTCTAAAAATTTTAGTTTAGGGGGTTTTGTAAATGTGTTATCTTTTAGATAGGTGTTATTAGCATCAGTACGCATACTCTTTCCTGATGTTTGTTCATCCTTAAAGCATCTAGAACAACCAGATGGTTGTTCATTATTTAAAAACTGCTGTCTAAGTTTACTATAATAATCGCCATGCGACCAGCCTTGTTTTAAGCCTTGTGCAACAGTGGGTAATTCGTTTGGTTTATTACTAAATCTACAACAGGGTTTTAGCTCTCCTGCTATATCAACAGCGGTATGCACCCAAGGAAATATACATAAATTCTTAGGTGCATCCATATTACATGTCTTTAAATAATTCTAAAAACAGATCAGCACCCTTGGCCTGATTTGCTTCCCATTCTTCTGCAGCATTTTCATCTGCAAAATCACTTGCATATTTTACAATACGAACTTTTTTATTAAAAACAGCAGCAACTTTTGCAATAGCATAACCTTCCATGTCAACTATATGACTATTTAATTCTGGTGGTGACATTACAAAATTATCTCCTGTAGATAACACCATATTATTTTCAGCAATTCGTAATGAAGCTTCAAATCCAGTATTCTCAAAAGGAGTTGTGCCAAGTTCTGCTTGTGGACGAGCATCCATATCTCTCTGTCGTACAATGCCTACATCATATATTTTACCCGCAAGCTCAGGTACAAGTGTACCTGCTGTACCATAATTAACAATTAATGAACAATCGTCCTGTGCTGCCGCTAGAGTTGCCATCATAGCTGCATTGACTTTGCCAACACCAGTATACCATACTTTAAATTTTTCAGGATTTAAACTACTGTGATCAGGTAGTTCGCCTTCCAATGCAACTAAGATATATATCATTATAGATCCTTTAACAATGCTTTTAGTTTTTTCTTTGACTTGCCTTTTACTTTGGCTTTTGAAATATCGTTATCTCCATCGCCCACAACCACAATAGCAATCATGCCCATTGTTTTATGTGGTGAACACTGATACAAATATACGCCTGGTGTATCAAATGTCATTTCAACTTCTTTACCCAGTTTTGATTTACGTGGTGCATCCCATCCATCTGGTCCTGCAATAAATTCTACATTGTGACCTTTTGATGTTGGCAACCATGTGATTGTATCGCCTACATCAATACGTGCAATATCTTCACTATATACCATCTTAGCACCATCATCACGCTTGTTTAGCATGTCAATAGTTAGATCTTCTGCATTTGCACTTGTTGCAAATAAAGCAAGTAAACTTGCGGTAATAATATTTTTCATTTATTCATCCTCTGGTTCATCTAATAAATAGGCCATCTCTGGAAAAGTGGCTCTAAAGTCAGTGCCTCTCTGGGCATCTAATTTCGTCAAATATTCTCTAAATTCAGGTAGTCTGCGTGTCCAGTCTTCGCTACGTGCAAAGCTAATCATTCCACGCAATCTTTTAATACCATAGCTTGCATTTTCCCATTCGTCATATGTTACTTTGCCCTTGTGCCAACTAGGAACACCTAGTTCCCAATTTTCTTTCCACCACTCAATAAATTCTTCGTATTTGGCTTCACATTTGTCCATAAATTCATCTGGTAGTACTTTAACATTTAAGTGTCCTGGCCAATATACAAAGTGATAGTTGATACCACCTGCACCAAATGGCCACATATTTGTTTTGTGTAATCCACTCTCTGTTAGTTTCCATTTAAGGAAATCTGGAATATAGTAAATGTTAAGAGCGTTCACTGCACATGCAATTGTAACTTCTACATTATTACTTGTTTGTGTATCTAGGCGTTTAAACATTTCCAATTGGTGATCCCATTGACTAGGGTATCTAATATAATCATTCATTGCACCAATACTGTCAATACTGTAGTGGAAGCGTACCTTTTTAAAATGTTTCCATTGCTCTAACAATCTATCAGGTAACTCGATACCATTACTATTATATCGTACTTCGATTTGATCTGCATATCCCATTTCAATAACTTTATCTAGGATTTCATAATGCTCGTCAATAACAGTTGATTCGCCACCAGCAAAATATAGTTGTTTAATGAATGGAATTTGTGCATAAAACTGTTCCCAAAACACTGGGTTATCTTTATGCCAGTTGTAACTTGCGCCAAATGTTTTGCCTTTATTTGCCCAAACCATAGTTTCTTTAAGGCTCTCGTTAGAGATTTTAGGATATAATCCTTGCCAATCTTTTACCCAACCACTTGAATCGTGAGGAGAACACATTACGCATCCTAACTGACATTTTGTACCCATACGGATATCAATATATCTTAGTTTACTATTTGTGCTACCATCCTCATATGTTTCTTTTACAAGTTCATCAATATCAATACCATCACGCATCCAATAGGCAGTTTCCCATTGGCGTTTACTCATGTGTCCTGCATCTTCTTCTTTATAACACTTTAGACAACTTGCTGGCTTTTGTCCTGCAAGCATCATTTTCCTTACACCTCGCATATATGTATTATTCCATGCGGTGCTTAAATCTGTAGTATTTAAATTGGCTGGCTTTCCGTCTTCTGTTTTAACGATTCCAATTCTGCCGCCATGTTTCTTATCGTTGGTTGCTCCTACACTACTAGCATTTGCTGTACAGCATACTCGCATACTTCCGTCTGGTCTTGTGCTTAAATGTATCCAAGGCAAAATACAAAAGGTGTCACTGGGTAATTTTTGATCTTCTGACATTAATTTTCCTATGTTTGATGTTTGACAAACTCATATGTAGTATTAGATTCTCCAGGAATTTTTACTACGGATGTATATACATCTGGTTGTCTATTGTCAACGTATTTAGCCGCTTTTTTATCAAAGCCTGGTAAAGTACTAAAAGAAGTTTTAGGATCATACTTTTGCCAATCCATATTTTTACGCATTGCAAAGTCTGTTATTTTAGAACTTTCCTGCCATAGTAGTTCCCACATTCTATCGTAGTTTTTATAGCCTGGTCTGTAATCAGGATAGTGTAGTTCATCAAAACACATAACTTCGCTCCACCAAGCAAAACTTTTTTGTGGTTCCCTATATACTAGGAATATATAATCACCAGGAAAGTGATTATAGATATAGTCTAGATTAAAATTACGGGCAAAGAAATGACTTTTAATAATACGATATCCATCACCTGAGAATACATTGTTGATGTCATCAGTTAATTTATGAGGTTCAACAAAGTTAAAATCTGTCCAATCCTCACCACAGCCCATACCAGGTCCCCAATAACTTCCTCGATGACCGTTGTTGTCATCCTCTTTAGTTCTTGGTCTATGATATTGTGTTCTGTTTGGAGTTTCGTCTGAGCGGTCTGCTGGAAGTAGATGTCGCATTACAATATCTATGCCGCTCCATTTACTTCCAGGAATTCCGCAAAACCATATGTTGTTCATATTTTCCTACTTAAAATATTTTCCAAGGTAGTCGCCTACACCTGATATTACGTCTTCTTTAATTGATTCAAAGTCAAGTTTGACTGAAACGTCAATCATATCTTCTCGATGCAATCCACCAAGCGCATCATGTTGTCCTCCGTCTATCATCATTAGATCATCTCTATAGAGTGTCATTTGTGTGTTGTCGGCTAACGTGATAGTGACCTCTATGATATAATCAGCAGGTATGGTATCCATACTTACCTGATCAAAGATAAGATCAAAAGAACGGTCCTTGCGCTCAATAGGCATTATAAAATTTCCTTGTACTGTGTTACTATTTACTATTTTTAGGTACCCGGTAAGTACCCAGTTAAACTGAGAGAAACTTTTACACTCATGCCAGCATTTGTACTACAATGATATACATGCTCAGGTAACTCATAAACATCACCACTTTTCCACCTAGGATAAAATGTGTTTGCCATTTGTAACATATGTCCCCAATGCCAATCTGTAATAAACACTAAGTATCTAACGATCTTACCGCCATCACATCTACGTGTTTCTGCATTTGGATTCAAATGTTCATTTAGTCTGTACCAGTTTCCCATAAAGTCAAAGTGAAAAGGTAATGTCTGTCCAGGCAAATATGCCAATAAGCGTGGTAAGCATGTTTCCATATCCATACCCAATTCATCAAACATTTCTTGACCAATCATTTGCTTAATCTGGTTACTTGTGTCTCCATACAGACCCCAATTATATTCACAATTGTTAGCCCAATTATATCCACATTTCATTGGCAAGTTTAATGTAAGCTCGTTAACGCCTGCATGATATGGTCTTTTTTCAGTAAATTTCTTCTGACATGTTGCTTCATTATCCAACATATACTGAATCCATTTATCTTTATTGTCCGATACCTGGCTGAAGTTTCCAATGTAATCTTGTGCAGGGTCACGTTCTGTAGTTAAATCAGCACCCGTTTCTTCACAAAATTTAATCCATTCTTTGTCAGGTCTATCACGAAGAAAGTCAAATAGCGTTACTTCTGGGTATCTCGCCATCTCACTATTCTTCATGTAATAGTTAATATCTTCTGGAACAGTTCCGTAATCACCCAATACTACTTTAAATTCTGTATTACCTGATTCCGACCATTCTTCTCCTTTATTATTTTCTTCTGTCATTTTAAATTGCTTCCAATATTATGCGGTTACCTTTGCAACCGCCGCGGCTGCTGCCGCTTCAGCTTCAAGCTGAGCTTTTGATTTTCTGCCCCTCTTGGGCTTTAAATCAGGATTCAATTCATATGCTTGTTGGCGTAATCTTTCTGCTTCGGCTGCAAATTGATCTGCTTGTGCAATCAAAGTTTGTGCCATATCAACATCATCGATTTCAACTGGGCCTGGATCTGGATTAGCTACACTAGGCATTTCTGGTGCAGTTGATTCAGTTAGAGTTTCAGACTCTTGGCCTGCCATTCCCAATTGATCTTCTGGAGGAGATACCACTGGCTCACCATCTGTTTGCTCTCTAATAATACTGTTAAGTTCATCTAAAGATATTTGAACTGTATTATTAGGAGTCATTACAACATTACTTGTTTTTTGGTGTTGCAAACGATTAGTTTGGTGTAGAGTTTGTAGCATATTAGTACCGTCTGTAAAAACAGTTCTTTCTGCATACTCATAGAAATTTGCACATGCTTGAGCACCTGGTGATTCAACTGCTGTAATAATGTTATCATGCATCCAGTCTGGAAGTGCATCTGTATCTACTACTAAGCAATGATCGGCATCATCTGGTAGTTCGCGGAATACCACGACTACTTTTTTTTGTGTATTGACTAATTGTCCTACATGTTTTATATTTCTACTCATTATTTTCACTCTCCTCTACAGGTTCTGTAGAGCCTTCCGTTGGTTCAGTTGCTGGTGTATTTGCTTTTACAAAAGTTACCAGTTTGGTAAAGCAATCTCCTACTTGAGTTGCTTCTGCCGCCTTAAATGCGCCACGCTGTGTCGCCAAATCGATTATATTTGCCGCTAAGACTAGATCAGAAATGGCAATCTGTGTTTGCTCTTCGCTCATTTTATTCTCCTTTTGAATAATTAAATACTATGTTTATTTATGGTATTAGTTTCTTGCTAATTTACTTACCATTAAATCTTTTTCAAATTGTAGTAAATCTTCACTTAATTCAAACCAAATTTGATATACACTATCACTTTTGTCTAAACTTCTAATATGATACAAACCTGTTGTGTTTCTTATTAGTTCTTCCCATTCAACCTTTTCTTTGGTTTGGACAACTATAAGGACACGGTTACGCATCATCTCTAAAAGTAACTCAGTACCACTTATTAATGCCAAGTCCGATTCGCTCAAACTGCCACCATTTTTAATTAACCTAATCATAATGAATTGTAACCCCAAACGGAGACTGAATGCTATGCTTTGGATCACCATGTACAACAAATAGTGTATCACAGTAATCTGGGTTTCCCCAGGATCCCCAAGGTAAGCCGTCAGTGAACATGACTAATTGGTCAGGTTCTATGTTCTGTTCACTCAAATAGTTGAACACAACGTCAAAATCAGTGCCACCTCCACCAATAACTTCATATTCACTTAGGTTACGGCCATCGTCGCTTGTAAAGCAATCATCGCCATATACTCCTGTATCGAATTGGAAGATATGGATCTTGTAGCTCTGGTATTGGTCCATAATGCCTTGTACTTCACTAAGGAAGACACGCAACATGTCTGCACTAATACTGCCAGATGTGTCTAGCGCCACACATATATTTAGCTCTTCGTCTCTATTCATGCCTGGAAATATAACTTGTCCGCTACGTTTACTAGGACGCATAAATGTAAAGTCTGATTTTATTGAGCTTTCTAATTGTGTTCTAAGCACATCACGCCAATCCATTCTAGGCGCAATTAATTCATTAATCATACGTTTAACAGCCTCAGGTGCTTCTCCACCTGCAGCTTGTGTTGCTTGAATTACAGCTTGTTTAATTTCGTCTTGCAATGCTTTACGCTCTTCTGCAGACATAGGCTTAAACCCACCTTTGCCTTCGCCCTCACCTTCACCATCTCCTGATCCATCTAGATCTAAGTGAAAGTCCATGCCCATTGCTTCTGGCATAGTTTGAAGTAGGTCATCATATATTTCATACGAGTTCCAACCTGTATACTTCCAATCTAAGCAAGGCTTGCCGCCATCTAGTTTATCTTCTCCAATTATTTTACCTACATTTTGTTCAATAAGAGTCATGTTAATATTATAATCTGCCGCGGCATTATATAGTCTATGTAGTCGATCTCCACGTGCTTCCATGTGATCAAATACACAGTGTAGAACTTCATGTCCTACTAAAAAGTCAAGTTCGTCATCGTCTAGTCTATCAATAAACTGTCGATTAAACAAAAACTGACGACCATCTGTTGCCGCTGTAGGGCACCATTCACTCGCATCTTTTAATTTAAGACGGATGGCAAGTTGGCCAAACCAAGGGCGAGTGAGTAGCAGTCTTACTCTACTCTGTGTAATGCGTTCTTCAGCTGTTTTCTGCATGTGATGATCCTTCATTAACTTACTCGTAGACTATACATGGTATTTGAGACGTTGTCAAGCATTAAATTGAAAGTTTAAAAAGCATAGCTTCTTCTGGGTTTTTAAAGTAGACCGCATGTGAATCATCTGGGTTTGCATATTTTTGTATTTCAAAATCTTGATGAAAGCAATGTGTTTTACACCATTTTTGAGCTTCTGTATACTTACCTCTGATGTCTACTTTTGTTGCAGTGGACTTCCATTTAGTCTTATATTCAAATATATCTACTGGAAGTACGTCTTTAAAATCTAATCCATATAAACGGATATTAGTTCTTTGTCGAGGGGAGTAGAGGGAGAGGTCTACCTGCTCTCCCTCCTTTAGTTTAGGCGTCAAGTACGAGTCGACCATAACGGTTAAAATACTCCTCAAATCGTTCAATTTTATCTTGTTTTGGCATCAACTTATATTGTTGCATTGCGATACGGCTTGCCATAATAACCATTTCAGTCTCAAAATTATCCATCATAAATCCGATAAAGTTTGAAAAACTTTTGTGGAAGTTATCCATCTTGCCTGATTTTTCGCCGTTAATATTACGATCACGCAACTCATAACATAGGCTAGTAGCAAGTGCATACGCCGCACTAATTTCTGATGTCTCAAGTTTCTTAACTTTACCATCCAATACATCTTCTGGCATTGGCAAGTCACTAGCAATTTGACGATGTGACATAAACTTTACGGCAATGCCTTCTCCAATACATCCTGCAACTAAATCTGTTTGCAATCCTGCACTCAAGTCTTCACTATCTTCTAGCAATTCTGAAACAAATGTCCATGATCGCGGTGTGGAAAAACCACGTGAGCTAGATTGCGGATCGAAGTTATATAAGTCGCCTTTTGCAAAACTAATATAACCAACAACATCTGCATCGATATTGTTTTCTGGAGCAACAGCCCAGTTCAACCAATCTTGGAAATCAACACGTAGTTCAAAGTGAACAAAACGATTCTCAAGTGGCTTAGGCATACGATATGTAACGCCTTTGTCAGTTTCGCGGTTACCAGCGGCAATAATTACCACATTGTCTGGCAATACATATTGACCAATTCGACGATTTAGAATAAGCTGGTATGCGGCAGCCTGTACACTAGGTGCAGCACTATTAAGTTCATCTAGGAACAAAATAACAGTATCATACATAGCTGCCATTTCAGCAGTTGGTAGATCTGCGGCTGGAAGCCAAATCATTTGTTTAGTTTCCATGTCTGGTGCTGGATAACCACGCAAATCTGTAGGCTCAAATAATGCAAGACGCAAATCAATTACATGAGTGTTACCCATGACACCACTTGCACCGATTCCTTCAACAAGCTCTGATTTGCCAATACCTGGAGGTCCCCAAAGGAATACAGGGCGTTTTTTCTTAAACGCTCGTGTAATAAGTATTTTTGCTTCTGAAATCTTTACAGTACGTGTTTCTGTAATAGTAGACATTCGACATTCCTTTTTGTTAACTAACTTACTCTTACACATTACAGTAAGACGCATTGGTTGTCAAGAAAAAAAAGACAATAAAATTAAATTAATTTCTGTTATATCTCACGTATAGTTCTTTTATACTGAGAGACGTATCAGGTCTTCTGTCTTTCTTTTTCGTATGTTTGGATTTTTTAATTTGTACAGTATAAGCACCAGTATTTGGATCTAGCCTACTGCATCCTGTTGCATATTCGCTATTATGCGTCCATGCTATAATTTCGTTTGATATTTGTCCATGTCCAGTAACTATTATAGTACTTTTGATACCATTATAAAAGCAATTAGAAAGATGTGTATTAAATATATTCCAAGCGTTATGTACTGTATATCCATGCAAATCCAAGGATGTCATTTGCTTACTATCCATGCATCTACTCCTCCTAGCTTGGCCATAAATGCATCACGTTCACTGAATAACATTACTTTTTTTGTGTCAAAATAATAGGGCATCTTCATTTTGCGTTGTAAATGAATTATTTGTCCTGTAGTTATTCTATTATCTAAAAGAAATGTCCAATGGTCAAAGTTTTCACAGAAAACCTTGCATCCGAGTTTAGTAAGTCTTAGTGAGTCTTTACTCTGAAATAACTTCTCTTCTCCTGTGTTACCAAGAGAGCTAATCAGTTTATTTTTTATCTCCATCACGTGTAACTACTTCTCCTTCAAGTAGTCTTACTACTGTAAAATCGTCAGTGTTAAACTGTTTATTTAATCTTGCAGCCAAATTAAAAGCATGTCCACTGTTACTGAAACTTATCTTTTTGTATTTGGGTCCTGGATAGTTTACTAAAGTACTTAATGTTCTTAAATTAATTGGTTGTCCTTTGTAAAAAACAGCGTAAATTGCACTTGCCTCTAAGATTTGCTCTGAGTTATAGTTCTTATCTACGTGTTCCAGTAATATAGTTGGTTTTGGTCTAGCCATGTTTTAATTCTTATCCTTACTACGTATTGTCCCCCGACATACTTATTTATAAGAATTTTAATTAAAACATGTTTTATTGATTGTCTGGGCTTATTAATCTAAGTCCAGTACCTTGATGAACAATACAAGTCGTATTAAACTGTGGAGCAATGAATATAAAACTATATTCTCCAGTAATTGCATTAATTAGTAATGCGGTGTATTGAAAAATACCTGGATCTTGTGGATACTTTTCTCCAGTTACAAAAACTTGTTTACCTGTGGATATCATCATGTCTCTTATAACTTGGCTATTACCACATAACATACCTGTTTCATAATTTTGTAATGGCGCCTCTTGTGGTGTCAGATCAGGTTCTGACAGATCAGGTTCTGGTAACGTTTCTATATCAGGTACATCAGGAAGAATATCTACGCCTAATCCTTGAGCGTTTACTTGTGTTGCTAATAAAAGCAATATAGCTATATATCTAATCATATTTTTTAGTCCTTTTAAGTTGTAAGTTCATGTCCCATTCTGTTAAAAAAGGACCATTGTACTCATAGTTCTGTAACGTAGATAGTCTAGGACAGAAACTAGGTAACCATTTCTTAAACTTTATTATATAATAGCCTGCAGCATGTGGTTGCTTCATACTTGGCTTTTTATAAAATATAGGCAATTTTTCATGCTCGCCATTATATACTATACTACTATTAGTAGGATAACCTTGACATGTTTTGAGATCTGTTTCTTGCTTTTCTATGCTACCAAAGTCATTAAGATTATCTATATTTGTAGTTGTTTTATCTAATTGATTAAAGAACTCATAGCCAGTAGATACTTTTCTAATAGTACCCACTTTACCAATTCTGGATTCTACAATCCAAAATTTATCTTCTATAAGCTCAATAGTATTATACATTATACGTTACTATGTGATCCATCACAAGTTTTAACTGCACTTTGTGTTTTGCCACAAGTACATGCCGCACCCAAACGTTTAAAATCTGTAACATTTTGTACTCTAAATGCACGCCAACCTTCTGCCTTGACATCCCATACACTTACTACTTCCTCGTTTAGTTCACGAATCTTTTTTTGTGTCATTGTGTCTTCTTTTATAGCTTTAGGCAAAACACGTGGATGCAAAGTACAATTCATTATCCTTTGCTCTCCACTAATTTTATTAAATGTGACTTCAAAAACTCCACGTTTAAGTTTATCAATATATTCGTTATGTGTCATAATATCCAATTCTCCATTTTTCATAAATTTTCCATCCTTCCCACAATAAAGCTAAAATAATTGCTGTAATGATTCCTCCACCAAATAGTGTCGCAAACAAAAATGTATGAAATAAATTGGAAAATACTAATATTGCAATCCAATCATACCATTTAAAAAGATGCAGATCAGTCATTGTATGCCTTATTCAAGTATACTGCATGATCATTCACTCTTTCAGCCAATCTAGCTAAGTCATGTTTGCCGCATAAACGCATAAGGTGTATACCTACTTGCGACTTACGTTCTTTCTGTACTTGCTCTACGATAGCTTTATCTAACTGTTCCTTTACATTATCGGGCTGTGCAGTAAGATCAATAATATGCACATTGCGTTGATAGTCTTCCAACACACGATGCTCATCATTGTTATGATCTACCCAACGCTGTAACATAAAATTATTCCAATTGTAGCCTTTTGTGTTGCGATCCTCAAATGCTTCCATCATACCTACTTTATTTTTAGTGCCTTTCTTACGAGCACCTGGACATGCACTAAACACATTATCAGCAGTATCACCACGTATGCACTTTTCAAACAATAACCATTCAGGATCGCCTATCAGTTTAGGCTCTTTAGTTTTCTTATCAATAACTGGCTTACCACGGTCATCAAAGATACCTTTGGTTGTAATAAGTTGTCCAGTAATACCATTGTATTGTGTTACGTTCTCATTAAGCAATTGATAAAAGTCACTGTCACTACTTACGATGCAATGTTTGTCGTTAGGATGATTTTGTATCCAACGTGCAATAAAGTCATCTGCTTCACAAATACTATCCTGTAATACTGTTACATTTGTTTTGTCACGCATAAATGTTTGGAACTCATCAAAAGCATCCCAAAACTGCTGATCTTCCTGTTGCTCACGATCTGTTTTGGCGGCAATAGCTTCCTTACGATTTCGCTTGTAAGGCTCATAAAAGTCCTTGCGCCAGCTTCGTCCCTCAAGACACATTACAACATGTGAGCCATCTTGATCACGCCATACTTTATTAATACTATTAAACATAATATGATATGCCATACCAATTTTAGTACTCATGTCATCGCCACGTACAACATGTCGAGCTCGCATAAACATATTAGCCGCATCTACCAGTATATAGGTATTACTCATTTAAACCTCATTTAGTTCGTTTGTTAATTTTGCGATTTCTTGTTTGATATGTAGTTTTTTGGTTTTAAGTTCTTTTACTTTAAATTCACTTACACTTATTGGTAATGATAAAATTTCATTATCTAAACTACGGTGTTTTTTCTTAAGACTTTCGATATATCGAAATTTACTATTCACTGTTCCTGTTCCCATAATAGTCTCCTGTTATAGTATTATTATACAATAAAGAGTAAAGGACGTCAAGCATTATTGACGTCCTCTGCAATACCCCTACATAAATTGGTAAACCAAGAATCAATTATTTCTTCTTCGTCTTTTCCACTATATCCAGCTTCTAAAAGTTGTGCAACAAATAGTTGATTCCAGTCTAATTCAAAATATCCTTGTCCTGGGTTTTCAGGATCAATATTGACTTCTACGACTTTTACAAATGGTTCCCCACGTGCTGTTGCTTTTTCTTTTTCAGTAAGAATACTTTGTTCTTTTTTAGTTGTTTTTAATTTTTGAGTTAGCTTATTCCACCATCCCATAATTTACCATCCGATCTGTTCCCAAGGAACGTTTTTATTACCAAAGTGACCATAAACACAGTTTTCACTATATCCATAATAGTTGTACATGTCAAATCTGTCAATGATTCCTTTTGGTGTTAAATCAATATTATCTTCAATGAACTTTTGAATTGTTCTATTGTGTCCATTTGAATCTACATAGATACTTGTTGGTTCCTTAACACCAATAGCATATGACAATTGAATTTGACACCAATCAGCCATGTTGTCTGCTACTACATTCTTTGCTAACCATCGTGCCATATATGCCGCACTACGGTCTACTTTGGTAGGATCTTTACCACTAAAAGCACCACCGCCATGAGGAGCAAAGCCGCCATAGGTATCAACAATAATTTTGCGTCCGGTAAGTCCGGTATCGCCGTCAGGACCGCCAATAACAAAGTTACCAGTAGGATTAATATGCCATATTGTATTTTTATCAATTAGATCTCCTAATATTTCTTCTGCCGCATCACGTGCAGGTGCCACAGTACTGTGAACAAAACCTTCTTTATGTTGATGTGACACAACAATTTGATCAATACGCTTTGGTTTACCGCCCTCGTATTGGACACTCACTTGTGACTTTGCATCAGGTAATAAAAAATCATATCCATCATTACGATACTCTTTTAGCTTTTTTAGTATTTCATGCGAATAATGAATTGGCGATGGCAAAAATGCGTCATTTTCGTTACTTGCGTAACCAAACATTAGTCCTTGGTCACCTGCACCAAAGTCATCAGTACCCAAACCAATGTCTGCACTCTGACTATGTAATTTATTGTTGATGGTTTTATTATCAATTGTTAATTTTTCCCAATGGAAACCATCTTGTTCGTATCCAATCTCTTTAACTTTGTCTCTAACAATTTGTTCAACTTCATCGTTAGTAACGTTAAAGTTTTTTACTTCGCCCGCCAATGTTACATAATTGGTGGTTACAAGTGTTTCAACCGCGACACGAGTAGTTTCGTCGCCTGCTTTAAGTCCTGCGTCAACTAGTGCATCACTAATTTGGTCTGCTACTTTATCTGGGTGTCCATCACTGACACTTTCGCTTGTAAAAATATAGTCGTTCATATTATATTATTTTCCTATAATGTTTTTATTTTTGTAGAAATTGTTTGTATGAGACTTCCTAGCCCATTTCTACGTTGTACTGAAAGAAGTTCTTTGATTCCCAACTTCTCAAAATCTTGTTTAGTTAATTGCTTTGCTTCATCCAATGGGATATCGCTAAAACAATCAGCAACTACACTAGTGATACCTTTTGTAATCATAGCATCGCTATCATAGTAAACTTGTACTAAATCCTCTTGTACTCCGACATCGATCCAAATTTGGCTCATACATCCGTGTACTAGTCTATCATCTGTACGCAATTCAACTGGTAGATTGGTTGGTTTTTTTGCCAAGTCTATCAGATGAACTAATCTATCATCATCATCCAAGAAACTAAATTCCTCAGTCCATTCATTTATTTTTGTATTCATTTCTTTTTAAAGACGTATACGCCTTCCCATTTTTCTCGACCTTCTAGTTTGTCGTTGCCAACACCTGGTCGTGTGTTTAGCATCATCTTAATCGTTTTTGTATGCTCGAAGCCCACCTTGCCAGCCGTCGAAATCCAGTCTTCCACAACATTGAATTCCTTGTTTCCATAGCTTTTATAGTCAGCAATGTTCGTAGCAAATATTCCTTCATCATTTAGTCCTTTGTGTATGTTCTTCATTGTTGGAGCAACATACCCTTCAAACCATTCGTCTAATGTAGTATAGTTAACCATGCATTGTGTAGGTTCATCACTATACTTTTCTAAGTTAAAATAAGGAGGACTACTAAATGCAAGATCAATATCTTCGCTTTGATAATTTTCACTTACGTCTTTTATAATTTCACTATCACTGTTTAAAAAAGTGTTCAAATAATTTAGATAATTAAATGTTTCGGTATTGGGGTCGGTGCCCACATAGGTGTATCCCATGTTACTACTACTTATACCTAATAATCTACCACCATATCCACAACTGTAGTCATAAACTCTTCCCCACATAACAGGACACAAATGCTCTACAATAGCACGAGCGTTCTGTGCTTTAAAGTTTGTTACATTCTCACCAGTAACTAGTTCTAATGCTCTACGCATCGCTGTAGGATATACTAACTTGTTACCTTCTCTGAACTCAAAACAAATACGAATAGCACGTTTAAGTTTTTTCTCATCATTGAATCTGTCTCTTAATGAGTTGGATCCTCTTCCTTTGGGCTCGGCAGTCTGCATATTAGTAAAAATAAATCTATTAAGGGTTTGTCCTGCGTTATTACCCAATCCGAGCCTTCCATTCTGCACACCATTATAGGACTTAGTTCTAAAGGATTTAATTTTTTGACTTATTCCTTGCTCAGTGAAATATGTAATAGGAACAAGATTTCGATTACGATATAACTCAAAAACCCTGTCAATAGTGTCACTAGGATTAGCATCATACACCTCTTTAGTAAATGTGTCAAATTGGGGATAAAGGTCTTCATACCCTGTAAATTCATCACTGAAAATATGTTCATCTTTTATTCCCCAAAAATCGTATATACTATCTATCATATATTGCTTCCGCTAAACTTACAAATAGGTGTCATGTCTTCACTATACATAATTAGATTATAAGATTTATCTTGTCCAATAAATATCTTCTCACCTGGATTAATATTTCCAAAATAATAGATATCACTTAATCTTTTAAAGAAATTGTGTTTATCCATATATCGATATGCAAACGTAATATAATTAGCACAATATAAAATGCCTGCGCTATTAAAGTCTACCAAGTAACTTGTCTCATATTGTTGTAAAGAATCTGCTGTTGTAATACCTAACTTTTCTGTTCTGTGTTTATCCCAAAAGTTGTCACGGCGCACACCAGTTTTATCTACACGTAATACTTTATGATCTTGTACATGTATACCAACTGTATACATCTTAATTGTATTATTATTAAATTTATGTGTGCTACAATAGATATAATCATCTAATTGTTTGCCAGTTGTTTCCATCGTAAACTTATCATCTTCACAAAATTGTTCTGTGATATTGATATCAGTATACAAGAAACTATTATATACTCGCTTGCCATTTGTATATAGTTGGCTAGGATTGTCAACTTGTACTCTCCAGTGTGCATCACCAGTTAATTTAACAAAATGGTTTAAGTTTAGTTCGCCATTAGCAAGAAGATGTGGCATACCTATAACAACATCAGTTTTCATTATAAACCTGCTTTACGTATTTTGTCTTGGTCAATAGGTGCTTTCATTGCCTTTTCAAGTTGAGTTTTTTGTTTGGTATTAAGTTTATCAAGTCCCCCAGGCATTTCCGAATAAGCTGATGTGGAGTCTGGGGGTAAATCTCCATCCTCTTTCCATGCATGCTTCTGCGACTTCTTTGACGTTAAGGTTGTATTCTTCTGATCGTCCTCCCAACGGCATGAGGTATACAGGGCATCTAATTCCCGCTCGCTCATACGCACTGACAGCTCTGCCGACTTCTTCAAAATCGTCTTCACTAGCCACAACAAACTTAAAATAAATGTCGCTACCGTCAACAAGGCTATACTCACGAGCAACGTCAGGTTTAATAGCAGTTTCCCAAGGTTCTCCGCTGACAGATAGCTTTGGGGAACAACTCCAAGTGACTTCAAATCTATCTTGATCTGTGAGATATGTGTAGAAATCGTTGTGTAAAGGTTGTGTAGTGTTTGTTTCAAATGTAACATTTTTTAGATCTTTCATACGTGGGTGCTCAAATAGTTCTACGTACAATCGTTGCCACGCCAACAAAGGTTCGCCGCCAGTAAGTATTAAGTGTACGTCCTGGCCGTTATTCATTGTCCATTTACCTTCTGGTGTAAGCGACAATAGATGCTCAACAACTTCATCAATAGTTGCTTCGCGATTAAAATGTTTAAATTCAGGATAGATACTTGCATAGGTATCACAGCCCGTATGGACAATTGGTAATTCTTCAAATGTTTTTGTATCTTCATGTACTCCTGCATCAATAAGCTCTTTTACTTCTGCATTATAACGTTGGCCTTCTTTATGCTGTTGCCAACGATCTTTTGTTTCATTTGTACCAAAATTCATACAACGAAAGTTACAACCAAATGTACGTAAAAACACACTAGGTACTCCTACAAACTTGCCTTCGCCTTGCACTGAATAAAATGCTTCACTATATCTTAGTTTCATTAGTAACTAAACTCCTGTTAATTTTAACCATTATATTATAAAAATAGTTAAAAGTCAAACAAATAACTTGTTTATGTATTATCAATCAATTTGCTCCACTTTTTTAATTTTTCTTCTTTAGCACTACTACGTGCATAGATGTGCTTCCAATCTAGGACACCGTGTTCTGTCATTAGATTAATCATACAGTAAACATCACCAACTTCTTCTAATAGTTTCTCACGTTGTTGTTCTGTAATTTCATCCACTGTATTAAATTTACGGACAATCTTTGAACAACGCTGTGTAAGCTCTCCACATTCTTCTGCTGTAATAATCATTAATTGTTGTAATGTATTAAGCGGATCCTGTTTATGTGCTTCAGAGTTAACCAAGTCTACTGGATATTCTTCTTTTAGTCTACGGGCCATGTAATCATAGTATCCTTCTCTTGACATCAATTGCTTCTCCTAGTTGTATTTTATACCATTTATCTTCATGTACTTTTTTCATAGCTAATTCTCCATCTACACAACCCAATGTTATATGTTCTGAAATTGTAATATTGGTAGATGTGACGATTCCTTCTTCAAAATTTCCTCGCATAATATGAGGTGTCTCTTTACTCCCAGGTATATCCATACCTAATCCTATTCTAAATTCAGGACCTTGTTTTGTTCTTATGGCTTGCCACCTGACTAATACAGTAGGATCAGGATCTAACTTAGTATATTGATAGCTTTGTGTTAAACTTAAACCTATTTCATATTGTGGTATTTCACTGGTATCATCTATTAAATTTTGCCAAATAACATCTTCGCAGTTTTGTTCTCCTATATTAGGAAATGTATAATTTAATGATAGTGGATAGGTATCATTTAAATGACTGCTAACAATCACTGGCTTATTTATTTTTAGATCCGGTTTTCTCATTTTAATGTATCGTTTTGTTTTCGCTACCTAGGATATCATCGTCATAAACTAGTTTGATCATCATGCGTATTTCTACTGGTACTTTTCCTAAGTCAAGTTCTCCTTCGGGCATAAGTACACCTTTTAAACTACCGTCAGGACTTACTACAACAGCCCAATCTTCGTCACCTAATTTCATTATTTACTTTCCCAATGTTTAGCGCATCGCGGTTCATAGGTTTCTGTGCCTCCTACTGCAATGCGTCCACCTGCTTTTTTAAGTCTTTGCGTTTTAGATGCAGTTTGGCCACATATGGCACAAAATGCAGTAATTTTATGAATATCATCTGCTAATGCAAGCATACGTGCCGTTGTATCAAAGGGTACTCCTCTACTATCCTGGTCTAGGCCAGCACATACAAAATTAACACCTGTTCTCAATCCCTCTTCTACAAACCATAATGTTTCTTTAGGATCAAAAAATTGCACTTCATCAATAAAAATTGTATGAAAATTATATGGTTTAATTGTATAATTATCTTTAACTAATTCCAAATCAATAACAGGCACTGCACTATGCTTTAATTGATTGTGTGTTACGATCATATTATCATCATACCTGTCATCTATGACTGGTTTTAAAACTAATACTTTCTTACCACTGTGTTCTATAAAAAGTAATCTTTTTAAAAGTTCGCTGCTTTTACCTGCAAACATGGGGCCGGCTATAACTTCTAGCCGCCCCCTTGTATATTGATAGTTGGTTGACATTAAAATGTAACTTTCAAGTTAAATCCAGCTTCTGCTGTATCATTATTTGTACCAGCATAATTAGTGCGTACTTCCAAGAAAGTATCGAAGCTGATATTATCATTTAAGGAAGTATTATAAAACACACCAAAGTCTACTTCTTGACTAGTTGTTGCTAGTGAGCTATTGTATGTTGCCATTTCAATATCTCCTGTAGAACTTACACTACTTGGCATTGCAAACTGTGCATTACCTTGTGCAATTGTAACTGGTATACTTGTAACAAATCCAACTGTTGACTTGCCTATAGTTTGTTTAATACCTGCGGTTGCACTATAGCTCATTAGCGTATCTGCTTGTTTAAGGAAACTGTTAGAATCTACATCTAAACTAGTTGCACCAATCTGTGCGCCACCAAATAGGTTTCCATTATCAAAGTTATAACCAGCATATGCAGTTGTTGCACCATTTACCCGCATAATATCACTATCTGCAATATTACCTAAAAAAGTATCTGATTCATTAGTAATTCCAAAGCTGATACCATCAAACTGTTGAACTAATGCAAAATCATTACTATCATCACTTAGTGTAATTGCGCCATTACCAATTGGGACAATTTGTCCACTTGCATAGCCCAAGTAATAATCTGACGAATATCCTGCCTGAGCATTACGAGTTGCACTAGTAGTACGTGTGTCTACTGCAAAGTCATTATTAGCATTCATATAAAAGTCACGATCGTAATCATCTACAACCATTACATTGTTTAATGCACTAATGCTACCACCGCTAACTGCAATTGTACCATTTACGGCAACTTTACTACCATTTACACGACCAGTTGTTGGAATTCCAACAACACCCTGTGGGCTTGTAGCTTCTGCAAGGTCAAGTAAACCCTGTCCGTGTAAATTTACATTGTAGTTGGCTATATCCTTATTACCAGTATCAAGTAGCAATTTACTTACATTTGCACCTGTCATATGTGGCCACATCTGATGTACTACTGCTACAGCACCACTAACCATTGGAGCCGCCATTGACGTACCACTGTTTGTACGATATTCTCCATTATTATCGGCACTCATTACAAACTGTCCTGGAGCAAGTAGAAAGCGATCGCTTACACGTTTTTGGTTATTACATGAATTGGTAGTACTATTATAATCTAAGCAAAGGGTACCTGCTGTATTACTTGAACTTGCTAGTCCATCTTTTCTTGCATCGTAGTTTCCTACTACAATTACACGATCTCCTACATCAGGGTCAATTGCAATTAAACTTGGTAGTCCTGCAATATTAAGACGCTGATTACCTGCTGACATTACTAATACAGTTTCGTGACCCTTCATGGCCTCTACTATATTTCCATACAACGCATCATCGCCATAAACGTTACTATATCCTAGTTTATCATACGTCCGTCCGTTTCTACCACGTGTATCATCTGATACCCAAATACCTGGGTTAACCTCTGTAAGTGATAGTTTATATGTACGATCTACATTATAGTTGGCACTCATGTTAACTACGTCAGCACCATTTTGTACTGACCATGCAATTGCTTCGTCTACAGTACTAAAGTCAAAAAATCCACCATCATATGCTGTTTTAGCAATAAGCAAATCTGCATCATATGCTACACCAGTATTACCATTACCATCTAGATTACCTGCCGCAATTCCTGCAACATGTGTACCATGTGAGTAACGGTTTTTATCTTGTACAGTTTCATTACCTACTGAACATGCTCTAGTAAAGCATTTTGTGCCTTTAATTTTGCCTTCAAACTCATTATGATCCATATCAATACCAGTATCAAGGATAGCAATTGTACTACCTTTACCAGTCCATCCACGAGCCCATGCATCTGGTGCATTAATTATACCTAAGCTATTAGCATACTTACTGAGTCCACTTTCACGTGTAATATAATCTACATTAGTATTAGAGTTTACATTATGTACAGCATCAGTATATGCATCAGATCCACTAAGTAATACATCATCACGTGAATTATATTCATTCACAGATAATACATTTGTAGTAGCAATGCCATTTTCTGTAGTAACAACCTCTACTGGCTCTTCTACAATAACTTCTTCTTCAACAACTACAATAACTTCTTCCACTGGCTCTTCTATCAGAATTGCAGTTTCTGTAATTAGTTGTTTATCTACAGTAGTTTTTACATCATTAGTAACAGTTTTACTAACTACTTTTGTTTGGTTATCTGTAGCACGAGTGCCATCACTATAAAATTTAGTTGTTACAGTTGTTTCAGCAACATGTTTATGTTTTGGGGTTGTTGTTGTAACTGTTGTAATTGCATACTCACGTATAAATTTACCGTCATTTTCAGTTTCATTTACAGTAGTAGATGATGTTGTAACTTTTCCGTCAAATTCACGCACAAAAGTATCTACTCTTACTTTAGTATCAACAATTGTAACTACTTGGCTGGCATTATCAATAAGATCTTGATACTTTTTAATCTCTGCCAATTGGAATTCATATACACCTACAAAGCGTTGGAACCACGAATAGTGTCCAAAGCGTGTACCAAAACGATCAATTAAATTTTTATATGATTTGTTAGAATTTGTATAGTTACGAATCATGGCTTGGCTATAATTTAGCTGGTGGCTAGTATTAAGGCCTAGTGCATATTCATAGTAACTTTTGGGTGCTGCATTTGCAGTACCAGCCATTAGCGTGGTAGCAACTACAATTGATATAAGAAGTTTTTTCATGTCTTTCCTCTATGATTAACTTACCCTATTACTATAACACCAATATGCTTTGGTGTCAAGTGTTTTTTATAAATTTATATTGTCTATTATCCTCATTGGGGTGTCTCTGGCTATGATCTTGTGTTTTACGCATTTTGCCTTCGTACAACACCCTGTCTATAACTTCAATACCTTCAACTAACTTAGTATGTAATTTTAGTTTTTTAGGATTAAATTCTTCTGTATCTAGAGTTATATCTACAAATGTACCTTTTTTATCAAAGCGTGTTCTCAAAAAATAACCAGAGCCAAGTTCATCATCATTTATCTCTCTTGCGTATACTGGCTCTATAGTATCCGTAGACCAAACTAAATTATCTTGTTCATCAAAAACTTTGCAATGAAAGTAATCTATAAATGCATTACACACACTACAAGTATCATTATGATGTCTCCACATTCCAATATCTTTAGGATCATCACTATCTAAATTTTCTACATAATTCTCGTCTTTTATACCGTTCTTGTCAAATGCAGGAAACAACCTGGAGTCCAATTCATTAGGATCTCCCACAGTTGTCCAATATTCATAGAAGTGTTCGGGTATGGTGCCTATATTAATTTGGCAACCATATCCCGCAATAATAAGTTTATATTTCATAAGTGTATTTACAAGTTTTCGTAAAATTCCCAACCAGTGGCTTTGCTGTTAGTATCGCCACCGATGTTATCTAAATCTTCTCCATCGTATGTAACACTATCAATAACTACATCACAATCAATATTAGTAGCACCAAATTTTAATTTGGCAGGATCAAACTCATCTAAATCAATATCACAACAGAAGAAGTTTCCTTTTTCTGTACTCCATCCTTTAAAATAATAACCCTCTGGTTGATCATCTGGGTCTGAAATCTGTGTTGATTCTACTTCTGGATCATCGTTTTGATAAACAGTCTCACCATCTTCGTTTGTTACTACAACCCAACATTGGTCGTAAAATGCTCCATGAGTGTGATCAATGTCATCAATCTCATGCCAGTTTCCAAGGAAACGTGGATCTTCATCGTCAGTAATTTCATTACCATCTGATTCTTCATATGGATCCCAAAACAAGTGACTATGCAATCCCTCGTCATCTTCTCCTTTTACTCCCCAATACTCATATGCTTCCTTAGATACAGAACCGAGAACCATCTCGCCACCATATCCATTTATTTCAATCGTAAATGTTGCCATTATTTTTCTCCAAGTCTATTTAGAAATCTTTGCTTTTCAATACGCTCTTGTACATTCCATTGCAAATTAAAATCGCTTTGTTCTACCATCTCTTGAATCATATCAGTTAAAACTTGTATTTGTAACTTTTGTTCATGAATGATTTCAGTTATATTAATACTTCCATCTGGTGTCTCCTGGATAATATCTCCTGAAACTGTTAAGTCAGAAGGTTCATCTCCAGTAATGGTTATGTTATTCCAATCTATATTATATCCACTATCATCAGTATCAATATAGTCCACAACAGAAATAACATTAGGAGCGTCAGTATCAACGTACATTGTATCCATACCAGGTGTAGTTACATCTATTGTATATTTTTCATTATTAGAAGTTTCCATAATCACGCTCGCCTTCCCAAGGATACACAATCCAAACTGGATCTTCCTCTTTATTAATTTCTAGAGCAGTATAATCTACTTCTCCAAAATTGCTTGCACCATTATCAATTAGACATGCAAATCTAACGTTATTGTGCCAAACATTATCCCAACCTTTATGATTGGGTAAACATCCAGCAGACCAATCATTTCTAATCCAGTTTAGTGTTTTGCCACTGTCATTTATATCATCAATGATTAAGATATTTTTCTTATGATTATCATGTGTTAGACCGTCACCTTTATATCCAAGTGCATCCTCTGCCATCCAACAATTACTTTCAGGACCGCTGTAATTTTCATCTGTATCTCTAAATCTTACATCTAGTGTATGGCATAAGATACCTGTCATGTTTGACATGATAACAGCTGGCACAAGCCCCCCACGTGTTAAACCCACAATGTAATCTGGGCGCCAATTGTCTGTATACATAAGATTATTAATACTCATAACCATATGCTCGACGTCTTTCCATGTATAATGAATTTTTTTAACCATTTTTTTCTCCTATTTGGGTGCAAACTGTTGCTGTAATTTAATATTATCCATAAACTCTATTTTACAATGCGGATCATTATGGAAGCTACCTTTAAGTACAGTAGTCTGTGTTAAACTACTATGCGCTCTTATACCGCGGTTTTCACAGCAACCATGTGTTGCTTGAATATAAACACCAACATCTTGTGACCCTGTTGCAGACATTATTTGACGTGATATCTCCATAGCAAGTTCTTCTTGTAAGGTACCACGCATTGCACACCATTGAGCAATACGAGTATACTTGCTTAATCCAATAAGTTTATCTGCGGCAATAATGCCAATGTATGCTACACCACTAACTGGTTGATGATGATGTGAACACATGCTTGTTAATTCACTACGCACAACTAACATGCCTTCATACTTTTCATTAGTAATATTATCTGGCTCATTTGGAAATGCTGTTGCAGCAGGCGCAGGATCGTAGCGGCCGCTCATAATTTCATTAAAATACATTTTAGCTAGGCGGCGGCCTGTGTCCATACTATTTGGATCATTTTCTCTATCAATAAGTAATGTATCTAGCACTTGTTCAAAAGCTACTGTGGCTTCATCAATTAATGCTTCTTTATCGCCTGGTTGCAATACTGAAGAAATATTATCTCCTGCCCAGAATCTTGCGCCTGTATCTTTTAGGCGTGCTCGAATATTTTCGGAAGTCTTTTTCATTTATACTATGTTCCTCTTTTTTTATAGTTCTAGTATTCTGTCTATCATGACAGAACTATTTAGATAATTGTTCATTAAAATTTGTTGCTGTTTGGCAACTAATGGTAACAAACTTTCATAATTGTTTAGTTTATCTTGGATAAACGACTCTAAATCTTTTCTATGGAAATTAAATAATTCCTCATTTTCTGTCCATTGTGTAGGGTATTTAAATTCAGGTAAATACATTTCTTTATAACTACATCTATCAGGGACAATTGGAATAGCACCTGTAAGCACTGCTTCCATTACACTTATTCCTAAATTTTCATGCAAAGCGCAACTAAAGACAATTTTACTTGTTGCCATTTTATCATAATATGCATCTTTATCTAAATTCATTTTTTGTGTAATGCACATGTCAAATTTATCACCCAATGCTTCAGCAATAAACGGTTGCTTATCATCATTATAACGATGCGGCCACATAACTGTATTAGTTTTAGGTGTACTTTGCCTTAGCATTAGAGGCTCGATAATAAGCTCATGTGGCTGTCCACTCCTAATTGCACGATCCTGATATTTTTCTGGAATGTCTAAATTTTTAACAAACATATCCTTGTGACTATCAGTTGCAAAATAGTTATAATCACTTGACATAAACCACGCTTGCTCTTGTAGCCAAGGCCATGGTTTACTCATTGTATATCCAAGTATGTCACTAGGATCATATGCACCCGCATGCCAAATACTATGTATTTCTACATTAATACCTAATAGCTCGCTCATATACTTGATTGGAGTAATAATAAAATTCCAAGCATCTGTAATTAAAAACTTATCGCCATCTTTAATAATACCATTACTAAACATACGACTTACTTCTGCCGCTTGTGTAGATTTATATACATTTGTTGCACCAAAGTCTAAAAACGCACCTTCAGTACGTTGTTCAGGAGAAAAGTCTTCTCCATCAATAGTAACAATATTATATGCTAAACTTTCTACCCTAACCCGCTTTTCAATAATTTTAGGAATATTGTCATACCATTGTTTGGTGTATCTCTGATCGATAGGTTCGATTGGTATAATATAAATTGTATTCATTCACTTGCCTTTGTTATCATTTTAATATTTTGTTCCAATTTAGCATTAAACTCGTTATCTGTCAATGAATAATCCAATCCTTCGCTTAATGCTCTCGAAAAACTAGCAGTTACATCTGCATTCGCACTCAGTCTGCGGCATGCTTCCATAGTAGGATATCCACCACTTAGGAATACAACTTTTTCTACATTAGGAAACGCTGTAAGGTTATGATATAAGTTGGGTACTTCTGGCGGTGTTAGTTTAAGAATGCATTTACCTGGAAACTCATCCAGAAACTCTTGTAAGTGATACATAAGAGCTGATTCAACTTTAGCTTTAATAGGATTGTCGATAGGTATTTCAGGCTCAATGATTGGTACAAGACCGTAGTCACAAATAGTACGAGCAAGTGTAAACTGTTGTTTGAGTACAGGATGTACCATGCCTACACCTTTAACAATGCTACGCATCTTTGTACCATAAATCTTAGGACCAATACCGTTTGTAGCAAACTCTAACATCTGCTTTACTGGAAACTGTTTGAGTGTTCCATCTTCGTCACATCCACTGTCAATCTTTAGGAATGTATCAATACCTTTTTCATCCAACACATTAACCATACCACGTGTAACTGTGTCTTGGTAGAGGATCGCCGCCCAAATATTTTCATCGCTAAAAGCTGGTGCGTTTACCATACGCATACGCATTTCATGCACACGATCCATTTTATTATCTTCTGTATACTCACGCCCGTAGCGTTCTAGTACGCCGCCTGTTGAACCACCGCTGTGATCCATTGCTGCTATAAATCTACAATCCATTTTTTGTCTCCATGCTTCTTCAAAACCTTCTTCATAATCAGATAATGGTGCTCCATTACTACCAGCAATCCATAACCTTTTAAAATAACTATCTACTGATGATAATACTGTAGCATCTGTAGTTCTGATATGTCCTTTGACCAGCCAAAACAACCTGTATGCTTCTTTTTTAGATACATCCACGGGCTGTCCTTTTCATTTCTAGTCACCCAAACCTAAACAAGGAATAAGAATAGATTGTTTACAGTTGTCTGGATAAGCAATTGCTGACCCAAGGATGGGCATACCTACCATCCCAATAATAATAATTAAAAAAGCCCATCCTAGACCTTTTGTTGTACAATAGTTTGTTTGTTCACTCATATGACTCTCCTGTATCTCTAAAGAAGTTTTCACTCCAAAATGCTTTGTCGTCAATCCAAATATCGTAGTTCTCTTTTTGACCTACACTTAGTTCATGATATTTGCAACCCCAACTGTCTAGCTGATCCTGTGTTAATCCGCCATAATCGATACCACTTACGCAACCACGAGCAGTCATATATTTGATTGTGTGTCCTGCATCGTACAATGCATTTACTTTTGCAATCCTATCGTACATAGGAATATGATTAGCATAATCTTTTTTGCCACCACTGTCAGGTATAATTACTTCTTTACAGATAGTGCCGTCGATATCAATTACATATTTCATTTGTCTTTCCTTTTTTTATTCCATTTATACAGTCCGTATATACTGATAGCCGCCCAAAATATTTCAAGGGTAATATTGGCTAGTACTGGTTTAAAATATAGATTTACAAATAACAATAATGCTACCATTAGGTTTGCAAAACTATAAAAGAAACCTTTAGCATCAATTTTATCTGCTTGTAATAGCAAATAGGTTGATACTAAGAGTAATACTCCCATATTTCCAAATATGTCGCTCCAGTGTAATGCATAATAATCAGTCATTAGTCTCTCCTTTCAATATCGTCCTCAGACAGTTTCTCACCCATCCAGACTTCAATTACTTTGGCAGTCCTACTTCCTACATTATATGCTTTGTGCCATGTTAGTACTGGAATGTCAATACTTTCACCTGGACCATATCTTTTGCTTTCCTTATCGCCATTAGGAAATTCTAAATCCATACGGATTGTTCCTTCAATGACATGCCAGTGTTCACTACGAATAAAGTGTCGCTGATCACTAAGTGGTGTATCCGTGCCAAATGCTAACTCTTTAACAGCCCAACCTGGACCATTATGTAATACTGTATAACTTCCCCAAGCACGTTGTGTTGTAGGTTGGCTCCACTCTTTAAGTATCCAACTGCTACTATTCTTTTTATCATTTCCCCCAACACCAAACTCAAACGTTAGGCGTGGATCTTGTACTGACATTTCTGGAATATTATCTTTTCCACGATCACCACCATTTGCAAATAAAACTGGATTACCTTTCCATTCTGCTAGTGTATCAGTAAGTGCCGCGCATGCTGTGTTATCGCTATCGTCAAATTCAATGACTTGGTCTACGACTGCCAATTCTTTAATAATTGACATGCGTTCTTTCCAAGGCATAAATGGTTGTCCTTTTTTGCGTGTTAGCCAATCATCACTATTAAGTGCGACAACCAAGACGTCTCCCAACGCCTTGGCTGCTTTAAACATGGCAATATGACCGCTGTGGACTGGATCAAATCCTCCACTAACTACCACTACCCTTTTCATTAGGCTGCCTTCGATGTATATAAAAGGCGTCCTACATGAATTTTAAGTTTTTTAGGACTACGATCCTTGTGAATACGTATTTCTAAATCATATGTAATTGCGTTATCCTTTTCAGTATCACGAATTACAAATTCACGGATCTTGTATGCTTTACGAAGATCACCTAGAAAAGATTCAAACAAAGAACGTACTTTATCTGTATCCTTGCGATTATACATATACCCATCATGTGGTGCAATAATTTTAAGTAAATCATACTTAATATCTTGCAAAGTATATATACCTCCAATATTAAATTGGTTAGGATTTTTTGTATTAGACATTATTTTTCCTTTATGTTGCATTAAATGTCATTGTTGCTCCGTTTTCATTATCTTCAGCTACGCTGATTGTAATGTTACGGCCCGGATATTTTTGATTGATAGATTCTGCTAATTCCTCAGCAATCATCTCACAACTACGATGATTCAACTCCAGCGTTCCTACTGAATACAGTGATTCTAGCCACCGCTTGAATTGGATAAATTCAATATCTCTGTCATTGTGTTGTACATCAATCGCTACACGAAAATGGAAAATATGACGATGTGCGTATCCTAAAAAAGATACATCGTCCCACTTTCCTGTAGCAAGAGCTGGGTCATCAATAGCGGCAGGATACAAGTGTATCCCTTCACGTTGGAATGTAACCCAAATCTGTCTCGTGTTGACTTTCAAAGCCATTTTACTTTCCTTCAGTTTGTGTACGAAGGATCTTTAGGATTTCCCAAAGTTTCCAGTCAATTGCCTCAGCATATTTCATAAGCTGGGCCGCTTGCTCAGGAGAGAATACTTCTCCTGATACTGGTACTGATGGATCGATTGCTGCATTTTCTTCTACAGGTTCGCCATCTACAAGTCTAATCTTCTTTGCCATTATTGTCTCCTATCATGGTTATATTTAAAATAACAGAAAAATTTATTTCTGTCAAGCACTTAATGTTTCCAGGAATTCGCTTGCTTCTTCCTGCTCTTCTTCACTATACTCTCCACTAACTGTAGCTTTTTGTTCTTCAACATCGAAAAGATTACTAAAACTATTGTTAGTATTGGTTAGTGTTTTTTGCCCATTAAAATTAGCAAGCATTGGCGCAGCCTCATCAAGCATTGTCATAGGCGTTTCACTTTTAAATAGTTCTTCAATAAAGTTAACCATATAAAGTGTATTACGTGGTACCCATGCATCAAACTGTTGGTCACGGTTACCATTTTTAACTTTTCTCCAAGTCTTGTGGCTTGTATCAAATCTTGTTTTTGCTGTGTCAACAAGTACGTTTGCACGTTGGACACTTTCAATATGCTGATATACATTATGTGCCATTAGCAAGAAGTAGGATAAACTATCCCAACTTGTTTTACCTTCTTTGCCAATCTTGTTAAGCATGCCTGGAGCATACCAACAGACATCACCCATTGTAAGTCTGTCACCTACAGGACTACCCCAAGGAAAAGGAATATTACTATTTGCTAGTTTTTTATCATCTACTGCACTTTCCATTACATAACCAAACTTATCATTTTGATGTCTGTGTTGTGTGTAGATTTGACCTTTAGCAGTTGCAATAAAAGGAGATGCACAATCAAACATTACTTCTATATCACTGTTTACTGTTTCACGTAAACTACGTTTAATTTGTGTATATGCCGCTGCCCATTCTAGTTTACTAATACCTAGATAATGTAATAGGTCACGCTTACCTTTTTCAAGCTGTTTATCGTCACGCATTTTTAATAGTGTACGTAAAATGATATTAATATCATTCTTAGCACTACCACCAAATGCAAATCCTTCGAGATCATGATGTTTCATTTTCTCATACCAGTGTTCTGCTTCGGCCCAATTACGACCCTGCATAACATTAAGATACTTTGTTTGATACTTACGATTTTTCTTAAACCAATTTACATTAAAATCTGTATAGTCTAAGCACTCATTGAAGCTACTAATTCCTGTTCGTTCACGGAATGTAGGTTCTGCAGCTAGTGTAGGAATATCTAAAATCATACTATAGTCTGATGTATGTTCTAACCAGTTTAGAATAGTATGCCTCAAACTATCATCAGTTTTAAAGTTTGGCCAGTCACATTGGATAACACCTTTAATAATCTGGAACCCACCTGAGTCACCAAGTATAAAAGTATTTTTTCTGTCACGTGCTTGCACCATATTATCATGTGCATTAGCTTTAGAAAGATCTAGTTGGGCATGTCCTGCTGAATATAACCCCCACTTATAATTGTAATAAGCATCAGGTTTTAAAAAGTCACATCCGTCAATACCATTCTCAAACGCATCAGGTATACGTTCATCAGGAAAGAAATCTGATCCTAGTTCTCTATACTTACTAATAGTACGATCATAAAAACTACTAATACTTGGCAAAAATACACTGTAGTCTTTATTACTGTCAGTTAGATTAACTTTGTTAGCCATTTATATTATACCGTTAATGCTGGAAGAATATAGTTATATTGTCCAATACCACTATCTACACTAATTTGTAGTGCGCCTCGTTTACTAATTTGCATTACGCATGCTCCGCTCATTCCTAGTTTTAGGATTGATAGTACTTGTGCCAATGGCCATGCATAGCCTTCATTAAGTTCCCCATCTACATTTTGTGCAAATGTACGCTTACCTGTAAAGCTACCATCAGCGGCACCCACAGTAACAATCAAGTTACCATTTTCAGTCTTTACAGTAAAGTTAGGTTCAATGCCACCATAGATACCAGCAACTTGTGTAAGTTCACTTACTTTTGCTTTTGTTGGTTCAAATGTAACATCCCATTCAACACCTTTAAACTTAACAGTTTGTAGTGTTTGTTCAACAATCTCTTTGCTCATAAAACGATACTGGTCAGTATTACCTTCAACGTCTTTAAATAAGATTGCATCTGGAATTGTTTGTCCGTTACGTTCACGACTTACAATTTCAATAGACGCATCTTCAGCTTGGTAACTTGTTAGCCCAGTAATACCATTTAGGAAACCAAGGTTACCCAAACCAAACTCACCAAAAAATTCTGGTACATTGTTATGCAATTTTGCTTGTAAAATAACAGTTCTATCACTATCCATAGCGTCTAGTTTTGTATCTTCTTCTGTTCCTGTGACTTTAACACTGTTAATAAATCCAAGTCCAGCTGTATGCTTGACAATATCTTGCACAACATCACGTGTGTTCATACTCATAAGTATCTCCTTTTATAAAATGTAATTTATATGATAGTATAGCAAATCTATGGTCTTGTCAATAGATTTCTTTACTAAGTGGTTATAATATAGCATAAAAGTGTAAAAAGGTCAAGGATTAATATTAAGGTTGATCGAAGGTTACGCTTGCGTCATAAACTTGAAATGGTTTTGTTTTAACTAGCACTGTTTTTTGATCGGTAAACATTCCATTACTACACGAATAACTTCCAGTAAATTGTGTTGCCCAATGTCCTGCATATATTGCTTTTGGTGTATGGAGTGCAAATTTAATATCAATATCTTTTCCTGGGCCAGTGTTTGGTTCTGGAGATATAGCCAGGTGGTTGTGATTAAGCATTAGTGTATCTTGATTAGATGTATTGATAAGCAACACAGTAAATCCTTTTAAGGTACACATAATAGCTCTATCATACTTTCCTCGAAAGACTATATGTGGACTTTCAGTATTAATGGGATCAACTGTAACTTCTCGTATATTTTGTAAGGGATGGCTACTTGTTAATTTGGCATACGTACATACAATAAAAATATTAATAGCCAACATTACAATAATAATACTTGCCAAAACTACATTAAAAATAGATGTCCTTTTTTGTCCCATACAAGTATTTAGTTAATCCCAGTGATTTTTACTAGTAAGTTGCGTATTAAACTCAGAAACCAACTCAATCATCTCTTGAGTGCTAATTCTAAAACTCCAATCGTTAAATTCTATTGCTACGTAGTCTGCTGGCTCACGAAGTGGTCGAGGACCACAATTTCTATGCTCCCAAAATACTTTCCCCATAGCAGTTTCAATACCGTCCTCGAAACCTTCTCTCCAGTTATTGCAAATATTTCTAAAATCTTTAATACTAATCCAATCACTATAAACACAATTGCGGCTAATTTTAAAACTAATCTTAACTTTGCCTTCATCTTTAAATGTATAAATTTTTATTGGTTTTGTAAACTCAAGTATATCTGTATTCATGTCCATCATACTCCAAACGTAATTCTGCTTCTAATTCTAAATTAAATTCTTGATGTGCATCATAATCTTCAATATATGCATCAATCCATTCTTTATCAGGTGGAGTTATTCCAACAGTATCCCATAATGTGTATATTTCTGGTCTTTTCATCCATTGTTCTTGTTTAATTAATCTGTCTGTATCCTCATCTTCAAGCTCTCTATCCATATGCATTCTTGAGATAAATTCATTTGCAACTTCCGGGCTACCTGGCCAAACGTGATCATATCCACTAAAGTTTGCATTTTCATCATCTTCCATAAGATAATTATACTCTCTTGCTGCCCAAGTTTCTATATTCCTGTCCCAATCACCTATTACTGCATTAATTAAAATTACAGGTTTAGCTCTGCTCCATTCGAATACAAAATCTAAATTTTGTGCATGTAGTAATAATGCTATACTTTTGTCTTCAATTAAATTTAAAAGTCCGTCCAATTGCTCTTCTGTAATTTCCAATTCATTACGTATATCAAAATTATAATATTGTTCTTTTTCTGAGGAAGTTAAATTCCAATAATCATCATGTACTCTAACTTTTCCCAATGGGCCTGGCTCATGATCAATAGACTCTCCATTTAACATGTATTCTGCATAATGTTCTCCTGCTTTACTTTCGCCATGTAAGTCAGGACTGTTATTTAAGAGATATGGTATCTCCATTTGGTTCATGCAACTACGGCTACATACGAGGTATAGTGTATTCATTCTCTGTCTACTTTCTTCATTTGTCTTGCTGTTTACGTTTTTCTCTGATTGCTTCTTGCAAATCAAGTATTTGCTCATTTTCTATTAATCTGATAATTGTTTCATTAACACCTATTTCGTGTTGTATCATTCCTAATTTAACCATTAGCTTATCAATTTCTTTTGTGTAAAATTCTAGTTCTTTTTTCTTACGGTCACGCCTATCATAAATGTCAGTAATATCTATAATAAGATCTGATTTTCTTTCTTTATCGCCACTGTTGTGTCCAATTAAACTACTCATTATTACCTCTCTTTTAAATATTTATATCTTCTTATAAAACTGTATATTAATACCACTTTTTAACCAACGAAAATTGGGTCTGTCAATAGGTACACAACTTGCATGTATCTGACAAGCATCAAATACCATTATGTTTCCTGGTTTAAATTCAAATACGTTTTCAATACTTAAACCTCTATTATTTTCTTTTGGTATGTGCGGAAATATATAATCAGGATGGTTTTGTATTCCTTTAAATTTACTAATACTACCATCAACCATATGGAAGTCTGGATACTCTCTGGAAATTTCATACATGCTGTCATCTTGCGAACTTATATTTTCTCTATCCAGTGTAATACTAAATCCAATATGACGTTGATGAAAAAAGGCAGTATGAGCTACTGCACGTGCAGATATAATTAGAGGTATTACACAACTTTTGTAAGGAATAATTCCATCTGTCCAGTCCTCGTTTGTTTCTTCTTTTGTAATTAAATCAGCATGAGCATCATGTAGCTGTGTAGTAATAAAATAATTGCCGCTATGTTCTCTTTCATAAAAGTCGCCTATTTCTTGTTGTATTATTTCTGTTAACCAAGGAAAATTTTTCATTAATTCTGTTATATGCACAGTGGGTTGTAAATTACTACTAGTAGCAGTCCACTTTAAATTATTAGTATTTTGAAATGCAAAAAGTAAAATTTGTTTTACTTGTTCTTCTGTCAAAACATTCTCTAATACTTTCGCAGGACTAAAATTTTTTATTATTTCATCTTTGTGTGCAACAAATGCTTCGCCGTATTTCATTAATCTACAAATGCCTTTTCTAAAACAAATTCACCTCGATGATTTGCATTGCCTTCAGTACATCCTACTTCTTCTATGAAATATTTACGCAATTCCATATTCATTTCTTGGGATCCACAAATCATAACTCTATCATGTTCTTTATCAAAAGATTCTAGTCCTAATACTTTTTGTACTTTTCCTTCATACATAGCATCAGTTATTCTGCCAGTATTTCTAAAATCCTCTCTTGTAACAGTTGGATAAAATAAAAACTTATCTTGTGTTAATTCACCATATGTTTCATCTTCATTAAGTTGGTCCCAATATTCTACAAAAGGCAATTCTGCAACAGTTCTTGCTCCCCATAGTAAAACAATTTTCTCATACATATCATATGCTTCTAATCCACGTGCAACACTTAAAAAAGGAGCAACTCCTGTTCCAGTACCCATTAGATATAAAGTACGTCCAGGCTTTAAATTGTCACATACCAAAGTACCAACTGCTTTGCTATTCACAAGTAACTCATCTCCTGGTTTTATGTGTTGTAATCTACTTGTTAATGGTCCATCTTGTACCTTAATACTAAAGAACTCCAAGGTATCCTGATGACTAGGACTTGCAACACTATATGCTCGCAGTAGAGGCTTACCATCTACCATTATTCCTATCATTAAAAATTCACCATCTCTGAATCTAATACCAGGATCTCTAGTAGTGATAATACGGAAAAGTCTGTCCGTATAGTGTTCTACTTTTAACACTTTTTCTTTTATAATCGCCATTAATTTACTCCACACGAAAAATTACATACAGTACAAGGTTGGTCACTGAAACTTTGATATAATGATTGCCACCAACTATTATTCATTATATCTGCTAAAGAGTAGTTTTCTAGATTATTCCAATTGTACTGTTCATTGTATATAAAATTTTTTGTTTCTTCCAAAAATCTAGAATCTACAAGCCCGCCATTTATCATACAACACGGAACTACGTGTCCACTTACATTAACATATATACTTTTTCTACTAAAGCATCTATCGTTAATTTTTCGTTGTATGGTTGAGTAAACATTTTGCACTTCCATAATAGGTTGCTTGGTGCTATAGTTTACATCTGCTGCTTTAATATATTTAGCAGTATCTTTTGGAGACCTATCTGTTGTTGTTTTAAATTTTGATAGTCCTATTTCTTTACTAAGTTGTTTGGCTTCTTGCACCTGGTGCTCATTCCAAGGAAAAATTATATATTTCCACTGTGCTTTGCCTCCTGCATCCACAAATGTTTTAATATTTTCCATAACTTTTTCCCATATGACTCCACGCCTATACAGATGATTGGTATCTTTTAGACCATCTATACTGAACTTCACAATGCTTTCATTGTGCTTGGGGAATTTACTAGCTAATTCTTTAAAGAAATTTTTAGTCCTAAGACCTCCGTTTGTGTGTAAATTTATAAATGCATTAGGTCTGTAATGAAATACTATGTCTATTATTTCAAGTATATCATTGTGTGCTACTGGTTCTCCCAATAATCCTACAAAGTCTATTCCCACATCTTCAGACAATAGTTCACATTGCATAACCTTTTCTATAATCTCTTTGGGCAGACTTTCATTAAATTTTACAAATGGATTTCGCATAAGTTCGTTATCATATACCACATGCCTTGCACATGACGGGCAAAAGGCATTACATGTTGTGTTTATATCAAATTCTATTATATCTATTTGGTTGTACATGATGATTAATTAAAAGCTACTATTATTTATATAAATACCATTATGAAGATTTTGATAACAGGAAACCGTGAAAAAGACTTAACAGGATATTTAGTACCATTGCTAGAAGATGAAGGACATGAAGTCTTTACTGCTAGTAGAGAAAATGGATATGACTTTGAAGATCCTGGATGCATTAAATGGATTTCTAAACTGAGCGATAATTACGATGTTTTTATTAATATGTATGCTAACTTCCATTTTAAACAAAGCATGCTATTACATACTGTATGGCATCGTTGGGCAGAACAAAAGCAAGCAGACAAACGCATTATAAACTTAGGTAGTACTACTGATACTGTTAGACGAGGAAAGTCTAATCTATATCATTATGAAAAACTTGCATTAAATGAAATGTCTAATGGACTCGGTATAATAGGAAATTGGCAAAATGCACCTAAAGTCTCACATATTAGTTTTGGAACATTGAGTAATAAACAACATAAACATGAAGATAGAACAACTATACCTTTAGAGACTGCTGCAAAGTATATAAAATGGATTTTGGATCAACCGACAGATTTAAATATTAATACGTTATCTATTGATCCCATCCAGAATTCATAATACGCCAAACATTTTGTTTAGTATAAAATACCGTAGCATTTTTTTCTACTAATTTAGCTAACCCGTTTGGTTCAAAAGTCTTTGCAATAGCCCTGTTTGTTCTCAAACTATTGGTATCGCCATCAGAGTCACTATTAGTAGTAAAATACATTTTTTTGGCACCATTACGTGCCGCATAATCAACTTGATAGGAAAGAATATGCCCCCAATTAAAATCATTATGCATCAAACGCAGACTTCCTGGTGCCCGTCCTCTATATTCTTTAAGAGTAGCAGTACGGACCATCAATCTCCATGCGTCAGGACCATATTCAGGCCAAGCATGGCATCCGCTTATACTGATAATAATACCATTATGCCAGGTACACCACCAGGCTTCTTCCCCCCACTTGCCAATTTTCATAGCATCTTTGCTTACATTATTAACAAGGCCTTCTTGTTTACATGCGTTACAAAAGTCAAAAAATTCGTTAGGAAGATTGTCAATGTTTAATAACATTATTTCAAAGTCTGTAATACGGGATGACATAAAATTATTTATTCCTTTTTGGTGCAGGGATCCTGACACATTGGTTGTGATAAGTCATGGTAGTGGTGGGGTAGGTAGTGCTGAAAATAATATCGCACATGAATTTTTACTCAAAGGTTATAATGTCGCTATATTAGATTACTTTACAAAATATAATATTGAATCACTAGGATGGATAGATCATGGTCCTTTTATGGATAAACATAGCTGCACGTATCCGCAAATGTTTGATATTGAGCTACCTAAATATGAAAACTATATCCATATTGGATGTAGTTTAGGTGGATACTATGGTTTATATCATGCACAAAAGTTTATAAAAAACTATTGCTTTTATCCTGGTGTATTGGGCGTTACCCAAGAACTTATAGATCAAGACTATAGCAATACAACAGTATTTTTACCAACAAATGATACTTGGTGCACCAGTTACCAAACGTTCAAGGGCATGTGTGCTAAACCTCCTAAAGAATATAATGTCCCTAATTGTTATCATGGCTTTATGCTAAGTAATAAAGATAGAGAAATACTAATAACAAAATATAACACAACTCAACGTATTTTGTCAAGTGACCAATTAAACACACTTAGACCAAACCATTACGCATTTGCACTATTATTTCCTGGATATTATAATGAAAAAATAAGATTGCAATCTAATCCAGAATATAGTACAATATGTCTAGAATATATATTTGAGGAAATTGCCAATATATGAATATAATTATTATATCACACGAACGAAGTTTAAATAAAGCACAGGGGTTACTTAGTGCATATAAGAATGAGAATGCATATCTGGTTGTAGATAGCAATCCCAATCAAACCAAAACATATGTTAGTGATGCACGTCACTTAATAGTAAGCAAATGTTTAGATGTGGTAGATATTACTAAGCAGATACCAAAAGCAGATAAAATTTTGTGTGTAAGTGAAAACTTGTTGCCACTACAATCTCAGTTGGAAAGTTATTATGGTATTAATAATATCAGTCCGTTCGCTGCTGAAGTATTAAGTAACAAGCAAAAGTTTGATGACTTTTTAAGAGAAATAGGATTATCACAATATACTCCTGCCAGCATTACACCTAGAAATCATAGTAGCTTGGGAGTGTTTAAGAACAAGCAAATATTTAGTAAGCCCGATATTGGCACTGGTAGTAACGTTTTTTATCCAGGAGATGATAATAACGCACCTAGTATAGAGTATAGACGCTGGAACAATAGACATCACTTTTTAAAACATTTAAAAGACAAAGGATCTCATAATGACTTCTTTGATCTTAATAAAAAAGGTATACATTTACAAAAATTTAACTACAAAACTTGCCGTATTATGTTTCAAGAATATCATTGGAGTTATAGTCCTACACTATGCCCTATGGGTTATGTGAAAGACGGAAAAGTTGTGATTGAGTTTTTTGTAAAAAATAGCAAAATTAAATATGGTGATGTTGTAGATCCCAATAGTGATCCAATTGAAAGCCATAGTGTAAGCGAAACAAGTGATATTACAAGAGAACGTGCAGTATGGGTTGTAGGTAAAGAAGAAGTAGCACAAGAGCTACAAGATTTATCATACAAATATATACAAACCATAGTAGACTCTTTAAAAATCAAAGATTTGTTTTTTGCAGGACCAGATTTTCATCAAACTCTAGATGGAAAAATTATTGGCATTGATTTTAATCCACGACCAGGGCAGTTTGTAAACATATTAGATAGTGTAAACAATAATGAAATTATTACTAACTTTGTTAATCAAGAACCTATTGCTATTAAAAATAAACTTCTTTGGGGATGTGCATTACTGAAGCCTGGTAAAATTAAATCACTTGGCAATCTAGATATAATTAAACCTTATTTTAACGCACAAAACGTAGGATTAGAGGTTGATGCTAAAATACCTGAATGGCAGAATTTGCAAAACAAACAATTTAATGTAAACTTTGACATTATCGGAGAGAACGAAACAGAGCTTTTTAAAAATTACAGCGAAGCTAATAGAATATTACAAAACTGTATTACTTATTACTAACCTGTTTCCACAGTTGCAATCTAGCACACCAGTATTGTGTCAATCTGTCCAATATTATTGCAAGGAATACAATTGCTAAACCATTTAATAGCCCAATAGTTAATCGCTGTTGGGTTATTGCTGTTAGTACGTTTGCTCCTAAACCTTGCAAACCAATCATACTTGCAATTACTACCATACCTAGTGCCATCATAATAGTCTGATTCAATCCTGCAAATATATTTGTGTATGCTAAAGGTATTTGTATCTTTACCATAGTAGCCCACGGCTTCATACCCAGAGCTTTTGCTGCTTCTATCATACCATTATCTACTTCTCTTATACCAAGATCAGTAAATCTTATAATAGGAGGAATAGCGTAAACACATATAGCAATCAGGCCTGGTAGATCTCCAATACCAATAAGCATAATAATAGGAATTAGATACACAAAGCTAGGTATAGCTTGCATAAAGTCTAGTATTGGAAGTATAAATGATCGTACTCTTTTGTGTTGTGACATCCATATACCAACAGGTATACCAATTATAACACAAATGCAAACACTTATAATTACAATACTAAGTGTAATCATTGCAGATTCCCACATACCAAACAAACCTATAAACAATAGTATTGCTGTAAATGTAAGAGTAAACTTAAAATGTTTTGTAGTGTAAAAACAAATTAATGTAAGCGTGGATAGTACAACTATCCATGGCATGTCTACAAAGAATGCCTCGCTTACATCAATTAGAAATTGAAATGGATAAAGTGAGTTTTCAATTAATTCCCCATAGTTTCTACTAAACTCAAAAAAGTTGCTATCTAATGTACGCCTAATTAATTTAAGAATACTTTTATCTAGGCTAGGAAACTCTTCTAAAAACTCACTTTCCATATTTAAAGAGCAGCTTTAATTGTTGCTACTTCTTCTGCTGTAAACCAGTCTGTCCAAATTTCTTCATTATTACGAAAAAAGTCTTCTACTGCTTCTTCAGCTGTCGATTGTTGTGCTTCCATATCAATAAGCTGTGCATTGATTTCATCAATACTAAAATCACGCTTTGCTAGGTATGATACCATTGCAGTATTGTCTGCTGCAAAACCTGGTGCCATTAGAGATCGGATAGTTGGTTTTGGAAAATCTGAAACTTGTGGATTGGCACAATCTACATCTGTTGCACATGAGTTCCAATATTCGTCACCAGCATAACCTGCTGTAGTTGGCAATGGCACAAGACCAAACTTACTAAGCATACCTGCTGGCGCCCAATAAAAACCAAACCAGCCATGTCCACGTGCATCTGCATTTGCAATACTTGCGTCAAATGCTGCACCTGAGCCTGGAACAATTAGTTCAAAACCTTTTGACTTTACATCTAATGCAAGTAAGTTATTTGTCATTGTTGCATTACATCCCCAACCACCTGGGCATGTGAATACTTTGTTTCCTACTAACTCTGGATGCTCCAATAGATCTTCTACTGTTTTAATTTCTGGGTTTGCGTCTAGCACACTTTTACTTACATAAAATCCTTCTTGTGCGCCGCCCTGATATGGGTCAGCATTTGCCACAAGAATACGACCTTCTGCAATTGCTTGGTCTACTACATCGCCTACACTAACGCTAATAAATTCACCCGCGATATGTGGTGTACCTTTTTCTGTCATACTTGTTGCAATTGCAATACTTGCCGCTGGCATTAGTTCTGCTTCACAGCCATATACTGTTTCTGCTACAAACTTATCTAAGTATGCCATAAATTGTCCTGAACTCCAGTTGGGTTCTGAAATTACGATTTCGCAATCTGCTGCTTGTGCAGTAGTCGCAAAAGATAGTGTTATAGTCGCTAGAGCGACTGATAATAATTTTCTCATTTTCTATTTCCTTATTGAGATTTTTATGTGCCTAAAGGCGGTGTAATACACCTGTTTAATTTAGAGGCTTGCTTGTACAAATTCTTTGTATTTTTCTGTTACTTTGCCAGTAACTTTAGCTAAACTTCTTGGCCAAGGGCCTGTGTTTACTGTACTATGAGGTATGTTTGACCAGTCAAACCAAATTACATCCCCTTTTTTCCAAGGATGTACATAAGTATTACCAAACTGAATAATATGTCCTGGAGCCCATTCGTCTAACATTACGAACACTCTCCCCCATTCTACATCTGTTGCTCTACTTGCAGCATTATCTGATCTTTCTTTACGTAGACCTGTCAAGCTGTCTATATGTAAATGTAACATCATACCTGTATATTGTGTCTGTATATTTATTTGTGCATCAGCAAGCCCTACTTTGTCAGCTAGGCTGTTTAATATTGGTGTTGTTTCATCAGTTGTCCACTGTCTATAAATCACATGGTCTTCTGGTATACCCCAATCTTTACACAACAATTCTTCATAATCATAACTAAAATGATCGCCGTCAGGTGCTACTGGTGACGGCCAGTAAAAATCATACTCTTTACTACGAGCTGTTTTTACTTCTTCTGTCCAGTCTTCGTATATATTTGCTACAGTTCTGAATCCACTACCATGATCACTTTCTCTAAAAGGATTAAAATCATAGTTACTTGTTTCTACTGTAACATCCCATCTATTCTTCATGAGTCATCTCCACAAATAATCTCCACATAGGAGGCCTGTATAGATTACAATGATCATAATCTATTTTAGATACTTTAAGTCCTACATGTTTAGCTAATGTTGACATACTGTGTTCTGTATTATTAAAGTACCAAGTATATTTCCAATCTCTATCTACAAAAAAGAAAGCACTATTACGTTGTGCATCAGATAAGTCTCCATGAAGCCATGTGTGTGCATGTTCTGCATCTGGCTGAAATAGTTTATAATAGTTATGGTTGTGACTCCATAATAATAGCCCATTGGGTGCTAAACATTCCTTTAGCTTTGCCATATTACGATATTGCTCATCATACGTATACCAATTCATTGGACCAAAGCATATAATTACATCCCATGTCTGTCCTTGAGGATCAAAGTCACTTTGCTTGGCAAGTATGTCTGCCTCCTCTCTATATGGATCTACACCTGTCACATTGTTAAGATACTTTTTGTATTCATTAACACCGCAACCCATATCCAATATAGTGAGGTCAGGATTATCAGCCTGCATAGCCTGCAATCTATCTACAAGTGCTTGTCCTCGTATATTCCATTTATTTGCAATGGGTTTATCATTTATATCTTTTATTTCACCAACTACACCTGTAGTACTTGTTCCATTTTCTCCAACAAAATAATTATGCTGATACTGTTTATCTATTTCTTTTACAAAGTCCTCCATTGTCAAATTTTGCCAATGACTTACTTTATACAAGTGTATTGGATAATGTGTATCTCTGACTTGCATACTAAATTCTTGTTCACAGGCAGCTATAAACTCCTGTGTAAATGGAAGTTGGTTAATGGGAGATTCTGGCGCAATGTTCCAACCAAACATTTCCTGCACTTTATCCCATACTAATTTATTAAGTGGATTTTTATACATTTTCGTAATAGTACCTTTCTAAATGGTCTATACCCATTTGTTGTCTCAATTGTTTGGAAAATACACATTCTATCCTTAAACTAAAGGTATAACTGTGTGTGCTTTAAAAGCACTTCTAGATGTAATTGGGACAGGTTCTATTCCGTCTAAGACGTAAAATGTTTTGTCCGAGCCAAAGTTTATCAGATAAACTCTTCTCTATTTGTATTTATTAAAATAATATTTTTTATTAAAAGTTAATTTTTCCATGCCCTAGTAAATCGTCCTCTTACATGTATATCCTGTAGCCAGTCTTCCAAATTATCAATACATTTCATATCTTTTTTATTTTGGCCAGTAATATAACCATATTCAGGATACATCTCTGTTAATACATCATATATATTATTTTGCACATAGTATAAATGACTATATGCTGTGTCTGTATAATACTCAGTCAAATTATTAATTATACTATATCCTATATGGTCGTATTTGTCAATACTTTTAAAATAATGATCTTTCATTTCACTTTTAAGCTGTTTAAATTTAGGAATATCAAAAAGTTTATTATACATATCTATAATTAGTTCACTTCTATTAGAATGCAGTGTATAGTTTTCATTAAGCATATATGTTGCTAATCCATACCAATACATTGGAATTACAAATGATCTAGAATAAAAAAGTCCTTCAAATACTTCTTCTTTTGTAAGTGTATCTGTTGATACACATATTTCATCTATAACATCGTTATCGTAAGGCTTTGCTGTACCTTTAATATTTGCCCAAGTTAAAGTTTTAAATCCTGTATTAAACTCTGTATTACTCAATCTACTTAAAGTATTAATTTGCATCATCTGGAAAGGGGCTGGCATATCTAATATTTCATGTAATCCGTTCTTAAAATTCAATAAAGTATCGCCAGGCATAGGAAATATTAATTCAGTATAGCTACTTAAATTATTATCTGACATGTCTTTTATTATGGGAATAAATCCATTGATATCATATGTATTTTTACGTTTTACATTGTCTAGTGTTTCTGGATTAGTGCTTTGTAAACTAAATCCAAATATTTCATCAACTCCGCTTTCTTGTAATTTTTTAGCAAGTTTAATAATTTGCTCTCCGTGAGTTTTTGCCCATGTGGGCATGAAACTGCCATCAAAGTTTCCTTGCATTTTTTGATCTACAATAAAGTCAACCAATTTTTCGTCTCTTGGAAATATACCAAAATTACTATCTGCAACATCTACAGCTCTTACATTATTATCGCATATCCATTTTAATTCTGCTAAACATCTATCTGTGTCAAACATTTGTATCTTTTGATACTTTTTATGTCCTATATCACAAAAACTACAACTATAAGGGCATCCTCTATTACCTTCAAACACAACACGTATTTTCTGTTTATTCCCTTCCAACAGCTTGTCAAAAAATCCATTTAAATAAGGACTGGGTATCAATTTAGGATCTGCATATTCTGCTTCAAGTGCATTATTAAAGTCTTTAGTAACAATACCTGGCAAATTTAAACTATCACTAGTAAGTATTTTACGCATTGTTTCTTCGCCATAGTAAGCAATCACTGCATCTACTTCTGGATGCTCTCGACACCATTCACTTGTGTATTTTGGATCTGGACCACCTACTATAATAATACATTCGGGATATTCTTTTTTAATCTTTTTTAGCAAGTCATATGTTTCTTTCCAATTCCACATGTAACAACTTGCTGCTATAACCTTAGGATTTACTATTTCAATATCGTCTTTCCACAAGACACCTGCCAACTGATATCTATCAGTAACTTCTTTAAACTGCTCGCAATATCCCCAAATAGTGCCTATAGCTTGGGGCAAACAGGCCATGCTTCTCGATAAAGGTAGTTGTATAAAGTATAGATTATCCATTGTATTTAAAATGCTCAGTATCTGTCCAAATTCTTCCTTGATCTGTTTTACGGAATAGATCATCTGGCCAGTCAAATAAGTCCATCATTAAAGCCCACCTAGGACCTGTTGCTTCTTTTAATCTTGGAACACTATGCATCATACGAGTGTTAAAAATTGTAGGCTTGTCTAATACAAAACTTTCTACCCTATGATTAAATTGATCATGAAAGTATTGTGGCGTAGATTCGAAGTCTCCCATAAGAGGTATACCAAAGTTTGCCCATTTCCTTTGATCAATATGATTTACTAATCCTCCAGGCTCTACACTGCTAATAAACCAACTACGATGCCCAAAATCAAAATTTAATCCCTGATAAATTTCTTCTAAAATAGGAAATTCTGATTCAAATACATCCAGCTCTCTCACATTCCATTGCAATCCGTTTTGATCATAGCCATCTTTCCATTCATCAGATTCTTCTGCAAATTCGATCAGGTCTCTAAAAATACTTGGATCATATTCTAAATCTATTTTTCTGTGGTACCAATTCGTCATTATTTTAACCTATAATTTTCAATAATTGTTTCATATAATTTTTCATCAAAGTTTAGACAAAATACAATCATAATACAATTGTCTGTCATACTAAACACACTATGACGCTTACTTGCATTAAAGTAATATAAGCTGCCTTCTTTTACATTTAAGACTTGGTCACCATATATAAACTTCATTGTATCTTTGCTACACTTATTTACAAAAGCAATTAGCCTTGCATCCTCATAACTATAATCAAGTTTATTAATATCATAATGCTCTGGAAAGAACCCTCCACTATCTAATCTTAAATAGTGACATCTACCTAACCATGGTTTCCAGGGCTCAATAATTTTTTGTAGCTCTGGACTATCTTCGTATACATCTGTGTAAGTTTTAATATCTTGATTTGTTATATTCGTACCATTATTTTTATTATATTCATATAAACTGTCTAAGTCTGGAATGCCGCTTAGTTCTCCATCCAAACTTGTAATACTAAGTCCCCAACGATTGTTTGGCTTACGTACATTATACGGCTTCCAATCATCTTGATATCTTTCCATTTCTTTTATTAGGTTTTTAGGATTAAATGACTTCATCTCAAGCCAGTCTTCCATGCTATGTAAACGCATTAACGCTCTGTCTTTTTTATCCATCATATAAATTTAATCCTTTTGTTACGCTCGTTTACGTCCCAATTTACAAAAGATCCATCTTTTAGACCCGACAATACTTGTTCATATGTATGATGTCTCCAACAAACACTAAGTATACTTCTGTCTGTATCATCTATATTTTTAACACCATGTATTTTAGGTCCACTAAACAACCAAGGAGCCATTACATTTGTTTGCTCGCTTTCTGTATAAAGCATTTCAAACTCCAGTGTGTCTCTATCAAAGTCGTTGTAAAATGTTTGTGGACTACTTTCATTATATTTTCCTCTAATTGCAAAGTTTATAATTGCTAACCTATTTCTGTCTTGATGAGGAGGAATACCACCAACTGGCGTATTTGTATATAGCATTGTATCTGGCATAATAGGAGGATTAAAAAGCTCTGCAAGCTCTTTGTGAAATTCAGTAAACTTATAATTCTTAGACTCTAATCTTGGAGTATCCATTGTTTCATGTACTGTCCAACGTATATGCCCACAATCAAATACATACCAATTATCATCAGCAATACCATTTACATGATCTAATAAAAAATCTCTATCATACCACAGTGTTGGTAATTCACAAGCATACTCACTTGCTTTTTCCGTCAGCGGTAATTGTATCTCTCGCTTCATCATTAAACCTTTCATATGTTGTTTTTATGTTTTCCAAATAGTTTAGCATACTATTTGCATCACTTACTTGAAAGCATGTCATGGGATTATGTGTAAAATCTTCATACTTTACAATTTTACAAATAAGGTTGTCTATGATCATACTATATCTATGACTACGATTTTTTCCTAATCCTTCTTTTGACATGTCTTCCAACATGCCAATTTTTTCTGCCCATTCGTATGCAGGGTCAGGAAGTGCTTGTATATCTGTGATACCTTCACTATTCAACCAAGCACGTTGTACATATGTATCTTCTGTACTTGTAACCCAAATCTCATCTATTCCCAACTCTTTAAATTTAGTGTAAAAGAATTCATATGTACGCATTTGGCTTGCGGCATACTCAACAATAAAACTACCTGGTACGCCTATAAGTAATATTCTTTTATCTTTAAAAAGTTCGTGTGTACTTTTCCATTCTGTTGTATATCCAGTCTTATGTAATGTTTTTACATCTGGTATAATATCAGCTATCCTGATCATATTCTATTACCCTTTCATTTGTTTCTAAGAAGCATCTTTTTGCTTTTCTACCATACCAAAATAAATGTTTTGCATGATCCAAGATGTCCTTATAGTTTTTTATTTTTACAGTAACTTCACTTTCTACGTCTTTTAAAGGATCATTTTTCAAAAACCAATTAGTATAATTTTTAGTAAATGTTCTACTGTCTGTTGATCTATTGTATCTATCTAATATATGCTTATTGTACTCTAGCAATTCAGTAATATCCAGATCCCACCTAGCACTTACAATCATTTTTAATTCTTTATAAATTTCATCTATATTTGTATATAGCCAAGATGCAGTTGCTCCATTATCTTGCATATGGAAGTTATCTTGTGATTTGTAAACTGGCCTGCCCCATGGTTTATTTTTAAATAAACTATCCTTTACACTGTCAGTATGAACAACATATTCTTTATGTAATGCACCACTACTTATTTTGCTCCACTCAAACAAAAATTTATAATATTCTATAAGAGGAACATTGAGCTCTCTGTTTAAATAAGTTGCAATAACTTGGCTGAATCCATGATAATGATGTGGGATAACAATGCCTTTGGTAAAGAAGTAACAATCTATCCATTCTTCCTCTGTCATAGTATTACTTGAATAACAAATGTAATCTATCTCGTTGTTGCTATCTTCTGGATAAGTATTGCCTCCTGCAGGTGCAGGTGTTGCAGTATATTTTAATCCATATAAGTTTTTATAGTCGTCTTGCATAAAAGGAGTATTGGGTACAATGCTAAGTGGATGCATTTGTAATGCATGATCACTTCCTATGTCTAAAATTTGTGCAATACCATTTATCCAACTATCAAAAGATTCGTTAGGTAGTCCTAATATAAGCTCACAGTAATTATCAACACCATTTTTATGAAAGTCGTCTATAGTTTCTTTTAATTTGTCATTTGCTGCATTAACACGTTTAATTGCAGCCAATGTATCTGGGTTCATACTTTGTAAAGCAATAGTCATCCCTCTACTAATACCTGCTTCCTGATTAAGAATTTTACCTAGTTCTGTAACTCTCTCTGGTGACTGTTTTGCTGTAGCGTAGTCAATATTTCTAGGATATCCTGTTTTTACTTTATTTTTAGCAACTCTTTTCATAATTTTTAAGTCACGTTCAAAAATACCTAGGTTACTATCTGCAAAATAAAGAAAGTCAATTTTCTTCTTTGATACCCAGTCTATTTCCTTTAGAACTCTTTTTTCTTCAAACTTTGCTATTTTATTATAGTAGAGTGCCTCTTGGTCACAAAATGTACATTGGTATGGGCAACCTCTATTTGTTTCTATAATAGCACTATATTTTTTGCCTTTTTGCATAAGGCTATCCATAAGTCCACTAAGATAAGGACTTGGAATATCATCTATATATTTGTCTGGTTTAGGGGCTTTATAATCATGATCTAAACTTAAAATACCAGGCGTATCTAAATTATTTCTAAGTATTTCAGCAAAAGTTCTTTCTCCAGCATATGTAATAATTATATCACATATATCTGTATTTTCCTCTAACCATTGCTTTTTGTAAGGCACTTGTGGGCCGCCCATTACAACTTTGCAGTCTGGATATTTTTGCTTAATTTGTTTTGCTAGTTCTTGACTTGCTTGCCAATTCCAAACATACGTACTAATTGCAACTATATCAGGATCTTGTATTTGTTCTACATAGTTTTCAGTAGTATCTCTTTCAAAAATAATACCACCCAATTCCCAATTTTTTATAATATCTTTTTGTGTTTTACAATACTCCCACAGATAAGCAACCGATAACGGCAAAAAGGTCGCATCTGCAATAATATTATTAATCTGTGTAAAGTAAATTTTTTTCATCACATTCCCTTAAAGGATCATATGGTAGATGTGGCCCCATAAAGCCAAATGTGAAATACTAGCTAGAACTAGCGCCGATCAGGCAGTAACACTCTTATTTATGCGAATTGGCAAAGGTGAAGGGAATCGAACCCCTATCTTCAGTTTTGGAGACTGACGTGTTGCCACTACACCACACCCTTATAGTTACATATTAGCATACTTAGCATTTAAGTCAAGCAATATAAATATAATTATGGACAAATATGAATATGCATTTGACTTTGCTGTAACGACATTCTGCCAATCTAAATGCAGGACATGCCCTAGAACAAATACTGATACAGGAGAAATGGTTGATTGGTTAACACCAACACATGTTCCTTTGGAAACTCTTAAGCATCGTTTTGATAGTATAAAGTCTATATTGCCAAGATCTAAATTTTTACATGCACAGCTATGTGGAGAGTTTGGAGATCCTATAATGCATCCACAGATAGATAAAATTGTAGATTATTTGCAGTCTTCTGATCATGTTAGTGCAATAGAAATAAACACAAATGGCGGATTACGACAACCCAAGTGGTATGAAAAGATAGGTGAATACGATAAGATAGAAATTATATTTGGTATTGATGGTATTGATCACGACACTAATTGGAAATATAGAGAAGGTGTTGACTTTAAAAGAGCATGGGAAAATATGTTAGCATTTAAAAGCAAAAGCAATAGAATCAACTGGCAGTTTATAATATTTGAATGGAATTGGCATCAAATAGAAGAAGCCAAACAAATAGCTGATGACTTAGATATTAAAATTAGCTTTATCATAAACAGAGGATTTCATGGTAGATTGACACCTGAACTTCGCAATAGAGTGGAGAGTATTTTAAATGTCCTGTCTTGATTGCCACGTGATACATTTGTCATATAGAAAAATGTTTGAAGTTACTGCACAGGGCAGAGTATGGCCATGTTGTCATTTGGCATCCCATTATGATGAAAAACATCCTATTGAAGATAAAGTACTTACAGACAAATTTAAAGATGATCCAGATTGGAATAATATTGACAAACATTCTATTGACAAAATACTGGATGATAAAATGTTCAGGGAAGTTTTCCCTTCGCATGAAAACCCACAGGGCTCAGTTTTAAAAACTTGTCAAATATATTGTAAAAAGAAGTAATGGCTGGAACGATAGGACTCGAACCTATACTCTGCGCTACCAAAAAGCGATGCATTACCATTATGCTACGTTCCAATATAATTTAATATAACACCTGTTAATGTAATTGTCAACAGTTTTATTTATAATAAATAAAACTATGGAATATAATGATAATAATCGTGCTGATATTGAAACTATAAAATATTTTATAAAAGAATCACAACAATATGAGCATTATGAGCTTATACAACCTAAGCCTACAAAATTTGATAACTGGCAAGGCGATATAGATATAAGGCAGGAATATGCTAAATGGATTAGTGAGGAATCAAGAGCACCAACGTTAAAGTTTGATCTTCCCAACTTACCAGTCCAAGAAATGGTTGATGAGGCATACAACGCTAGTGAATATTTTATAAAACAGCGAGCTAACGCCCATCCTGGATGGTTTAGTATGGCGCTGCATGCACAAGGCGAACCTGGTTCTGGATCTATGTATACTGATAATCCTAGATATTATCCTGGAGTGGAACAAGAACATAGCTGGACAGAGCTTGCTGAATTTTGTCCACGGACAACAGAATGGTTTAAAGATGTCTGGCCATCTTCAGATAGATTAAATCGTGTAAGATTTATGTTATTGCGTCCAGGAGGTTGGATTGGTATACATAGCGATACTGGCGAAAATGCTTGGCGTTTAATGACATATAATATAGCATTAACGAATCCTAGCAATTGTTTATTTGCTCAAGAAAAAGCAGGAACAGTTCCTTGGGAAATTGGAGATATTCGTTTTATGGATGTCTCAAGATTGCATTGTGTATATAATGATACAGATCAAGATCGTTTACATATGATTGTTTTGGATGATTATAATGAACCAAAGCAGGAATTAGCATGTAATAGCTATGATAAACTTATTGGTAGTTAAACCAAATTAAGTGGTAGTCCCTACGGGAATCGAACCCGTCTTTCCAGGTTGAAAACCTGGCGTCCTAACCGATAGACGAAGGGACCACTGTGGCGGGCAGTTAGGGATTCGAACCCTAGGAACGCTATTAACGCTCGTCCGCTTAGTAGGCGGGTGCTTTAAACCACTCAGCCAACTACCCTAACAGTTTAGAAATACATACTCGCTTGCGCCCTTGTGAGGCCTTGTCCCATACACTGAAAAGCAGGTGTATCTGCTCCGGTATGCATTTCTAAACTGTTAAACTTACTATAATACATTTATTATTTATTGTCAAGCCTTTATTATGTATGTATATAAATATAATTATGAAGTGCAAATGGCCATTAAATCATTTAAGTATTAGTAGTACAGGTGTCTATAGACCATGTTGTGCTTGGCAAGAATCTGAAGGACAACCTCTTGTTGCTACAAATACCTTACAGGATTATCTTAATAGTAATTTTTATAAAGACATCATTAATGATCTATCTAATGGTAGGTTCGCTAAAGGCTGTGAAGAATGTGTATTGGATGAACAGGCTGGTGTTGAAGGCATGGTACATAGTGGAAACTTCAGATATCCAGATAAAACAGAATTTTCTGTATACGATATGGAAATTAAATTTGGGAATATTTGTAACGCAGGTTGTATAATGTGTAGTGCATATAATAGTAGCCTTATAGAAGAAGAAAATAAAAAGAATAGTGAACTTTTAAAGTATAGACGTAACTTTACTAGCCCTACAGGAAATTGGTTTGAAGATCCTGAAAAGTTCGAAGAGATAGCCATACTAGCATCACAATGTAAAAAAATACGTTTTACTGGAGGAGAACCAACAGTACGTGGATTAGTAGATGATTTTCTTGCAATTGTAGCAAAACATAGCACTAAGCCACTTATCCAACTTACAAGTAATGGAAGTAGTTTTGGTGGCAAATTACAAGAATGTCTACAACAATTTGACAAAGTGAATATGAACCTAAGTATTGATGGGTTTGACAAAGCTAACGATTTTATTAGATGGCCAATTAAGTGGAAAAAACTTACTAAGAATATAGACAAAATGCAAAGTTATAAAAATATACACTGTAATGTTGAAACAAGTTTACAAGCAGGTAGTCTACATAAATTAGATAAACTTGTTGAGTTTTGTAATGAGAGAAACTTAGACTGGAATCCATGCAGTGTCTATAGTCCAGAATATTTACAACCTTTCTTAGCTAATGAAGAAATTATAGAAAAAGCAATGAGTTTAGGAAATAAAAAAGTAAACAAGTTGCTTGTATATAATAGCGGTAAACAAAAGAAGGAAATTTTGAGATCTAAAATGATTAGATACTATGATACATTAAGTAAAGTTAGAGGTATAGATTGGAAGGAATGTTTTGATGTCTGATTTTTTAGAACATATTACAAATAAAATTACCAATGCGAAATTAGTAACTGACCCTTGGAAGTATATAGTTATTAATGACTTCTTTCCTGAACCTGTTTTGGAAAAATTTCTCGCAATGCATGAAAGTTTAGATTGGGAAGATTTATTTGACGAAGAAAGTAGTTGGTTTACAGTCAAAAAGCCTAATAATGAAATGAATATATTGAAAGGAGATACATTTACACAATCTCTATTCGAAATATTTGATTATTTTCCTGGAGAGTATATTACCAAACAATCTTTCAAAGACGATACAGACAAAAATACATTACAACCTCCCCATAGAGACAAAGGCGAGTTTATAATGACACTACAGGTATTCTTACAGCCTAAATCATATAAAGATGGCGGCACAATCGTAATGAGTAACAGTGAAACAGATGTAATAGAACTTCCACTAATTACAAATAGCTGTACAATATTTTTAACGAATGACAAATCTTGGCACAGAGTCGAGCAACGCAATTATGAAAGAAAAAGTTTTTTACAAAGATGGATCGCAACTTAATACAAAAAATGCATGTTAGCATTTTATTCCCATATAGAAATAATGCCTATAGTCCTAATGATGATTTAGCACTTATGGAAGATATAATGCAGAATGGAATTGTAGACCCTATAATTCTAGGTGTTGGTGTGTGGAGTAGAAAGGTTAGGTTAGATACAGGCAATCATAGGATATACTTGGCGCCTAAACTTGGAATTACACATTTGCCTGTAATTGCACGTGTGCATAATTATTGTACTTTTGAGCCAGGTAATGGAGATCATAGTTATGACTGTCCATATATTACTCCAAAAAAGGAATGGCTTGACACAGATTACTATGCCAAGCCTAGTGATGTTTTAGATATTATGGAAATATTAAAGGGTATGGAGATAGGCTAGTAAAATATCCTTAGTAGCCTGCAAATCTCGCTTGTCCGCCATTTCAGTAACAGTATGAATATATCTAGTGCCTACAGCTAGATTAATAGCTCTAGATCCTCCTGCTATTTGTTGGCCTCCTGCGGCATCTTGTCCGCCTCCACCAGAGGCTACCCGTTGCATTGGAATATCTTTTTCTTTGGCAATTGCTACAATTGTCTTTACTAATTCTTTATCTGATATCATACTTGCATCTCTAATACCTAAACAAAATCCTTCGCCTAGTTTACTAGTAGTTTTGTTTCCTGGTACCCCTGGTGTGTCACAAGCAAGTGTTACATCCAAACCAATTGTAATATCAGGTTTTACATTATAAGATGCTGTTTTAGCACCACGCAGGCCTACTTCTTCTTGTACTGTGAATACAACGTAAAGATCAGTATGTCCATTAAAGTTACGTAATGCTTCAATACCTAACCAACATGCAATTCTATTATCTAGTGCTTTACTAACAACTCTATGTTCTCCCAATTCTAGAAACGGCTCGTCCATGACCACGTAGTCTCCAATTTCAATAACATCCTTGGTATCTTTGCCCATACCAATATCAATCATAAATTCATCTGGATTGGGTACTTTTTTTCTATCTTCTGGCTTTGCAAGATGCACAGGCAATCCTGCAGGATTCATTACACCTTTGTAATTGCCATTATCTGTACATACTAGTACCCTGCGAGAGAATAAATTTCTTGCGTCAAATCCCCCTAGTGGTTGAACGTGTATAAATCCATCGTCATTAATATAATTTACAATAAATCCAATTTCGTCCATATGACAAAGTAGCTCTACTTTTGGTCCGTTTAATCCTGCTCCCCTACAATGCACAATTAAATTACCCATAGGATCAATTTCATGATCACACGGCAAGTCTTTAATTTCATCTAAGATAAGATTTCGTAAATTTTCTTCACTACCAGCAATGCCTGGCGTTTCACATAAGTTTTTTAATAATTCAATATTCATATTTTACCTTTTGTTATTTGGCGCGGTTGACGGGACTCGAACCCGCGACCCTCGGCGTGACAGGCCGATACTCTAACCAACTGAGCTACAACCGCGTAGTTGTAATTTATTGTCACGTGGTAGAGACAAGTGGACTCGAACCACCGACCTTTCGCTTATCAGGCGAATGCTCTAACCAACTGAGCTATGTCTCTATATTGGAGCGGGCGATGAGATTCGAACTCACGACAGTTTCGTTGGCAACGAAAGGCTCTACCACTGAGCTACGCCCGCTTAATAAATGCTCCTTCAGTACTTTGCATGGCACTTAAAATTTCGTCCCATTGTTCTGGTGACATCAATACGTTTGTATATAAATCACTTTTAGCGTTGTACTGTTCTACTTTTACACTGTCTTCCATGAAGCTAATAATAATTTCTTCATGTCTTCCTGTATCGTCCAATACACGTAGTTCAGTGTTATCAAAATTAAACTCTACAGTAAACATCAATTACACCATGATTCTTTTTTATCACCGTAATATTCTCTGGCAAAGCCTTTTTTAATTAATTGCTTTCTTAGACTCTTTCCGTCTATCAATATGTCACCTAATACTCTGCCACCAAATTTATCCCACTTGTAGATTCCAACCTTGATTTCTTTAGCTGAATCAATAAGTTTAGTAGTAAATTTAGAGGCTTGTTCTCCACGAGTTGCTTCGCTATTACATTCAGCTCTCCAACTTTTTTCAGGAGTGTCTACTCCATATACTCTTATACTTAACTGTTGCTTTAAAGGTGCTGGCAAAAAATCTGCATTGAATACGACAGTGTCTCCGTCGATAATCCTAACAACTTCAAAATCATAATATTTCATTTCAACTTCTTTTGCATGCACCATACTTGCAAATACAATTGATAATATAGTAATAAAAACTTTCATAATGTATATGGCGGAGAGGGTGGGATTCGAACCCACGGAACATTGCTGTTCATTGGTTTTCAAGACCAACGTAATCGACCACTCTACCACCTCTCCTTTCGCGTTTGGCTCCCTGTGCTGGGCTCGAACCAGCGACAAATTGATTAACAGTCAATTGCTCTACCAACTGAGCTAACAGGGATCTTTCACCCAAAAAACCCTCAACTAAGTTAGTTAAGGGTTTAAAAAGTTTGGTGGAGCCTAGGAGGATCGAACTCCTGACCTCCTGCTTGCAAAGCAGGCGCTCTCCCAGCTGAGCTAAGGCCCCAAACTGTTACTTGAAATATTTATCAAGTACTTGTAGTTGTTCTTCGTACTTTGCAATCTGTTCTATTTCAAGTTCAAGTGTTGTTACGATATCACTATGTTCTCCTATACCAACCACTTGATGCAAATACACTTCGACATTTGCCTTGTGTTTTGCTATTTGGCCATCTGCATGGCTTCGTAATGCTTCTAGTAATTGTTGTCTCATTTATTATCCTATATACTTATAATATTCTCTATATGTTTTCCTAGTTGTGTGCCTCTACACTGTCCGTTTTTATCTTCACAAATTTCCAAATTGGAAATAGAGGTGTTTCTATATTAGTTTTATCGTCTTTTTATGTCCTATAAGGCTAACCGTGGCCCTATGCGTGTTTATTAAGTAACAACCCTATCTTGGTGCGCCTGGAGGGACTTGAACCCCCACGCCGTAAAGCACTAGAACCTAAATCTAGCGTGTCTACCAATTTCACCACAGGCGCATTAATGGTGCTCCCACACGGACTTGAACCGCGGACCTACTGATTACAAATCAGTTGCTCTACCAACTGAGCTATAGGAGCGTTATATACTGTTTTATTTATCATTGTCCTACATTAACTCTAATGCTTGACATAACTTTTTCATTATTACGATATTGCTTTTGGCTTACAAACTCATATCGGTAGTAGTCTAAAGAAGGTACTTCAACCACTGTAAGGTAACCGTCAATTCTACGTGTGTTTGATTGTACATACTCTGTAGAACATTGTTGTTGCTGTTGGTATCCAACAATAACTCTCTTTGACTTACCTTTGTCTGCACTGATAATTCCGCCTAATACTGCGCCAGCAGCGGCTCCATTATCTTTGCCAGTAATACCTTTTCCTAATAGTCCACCAATAATCATTCCACCAAGAACGTCAGCACCACTAGCACCACTACGTTGCGTTTGGCCATAAATTGGAACATCAACAGTTCTACAGGTCTGTTTAGGAACACTTGATACATCATTGCTGTAAATAGGTGCACTTTTAATAACAAATCCTTCTCTCTGGATAACTGTTGTACCTGCTACAGCGAATGAGCTTGTTAGCATGATTGTTGCAGTAAGGGCTGATAAAAATAATTTTTTCATTTCTTTCTCCTATGAAAGTTCTGGAAACATTTGTTTCACATAGTTGCGTACAATAATTTTAGTTTCACTATCTACATCAAAGACAGCTTCAGTAGGGCTACCTGTGCCTAGTACCAGTATCTCATCTTTTGCAAGTTGAAATAGTTGTCTTTTATTAAGTTGTTGTACCTTATTTAGATTAATATTTTGGTGCTTTATTGCACACAGAATATAATCTCCTACATCAGTAGCACTTAAAGGCACTTCTATTTTTGCATTGATACGCTTAACACCGTCAGCGTATTGAGTAGCTCGCATTTGATTTAAACTCCATCTTCTTTTAATTACACTACTAATATAACAGTAAGACACTTAGGTGTCAAGTAAAAAAGGTTACTTTTTTTAATTTTTTTTAGCTGGTTGCATATCCGTTATTACCAAGCACTTGTTGCGCCCAAGGATATTTAGGTAGTCCAGTTCTACTACCATTAGAGCCCCATGCTACTTTGGATCCACGAATATCAATATGCGTAAATGTATTATATATTCCTATGGCTGTAAATCCACTATCAATTGCTGCTTGAATAAATTCTTGGCGTTGCTGTTGTGTAAGGCCGGTTTGTACAATATCAACTGCATTACCTTGCATGTGTTGGCTTTTCTTTGCTCCACCAACACTTGAATTATATTCTGGGCTTCTATAGCCACTTGTTACTGTAAGTGCATATCCTACAGTTTGGCTTAAATTTTCTAAATTAGATACAACCTGCGGCTTAACTCTAGTGTCTACATGAGATAACCATATAATATATTGGCCGTCCTCGTTGCTAGGTTGTTCACTAGCTGTTTCTTCTACACCATCTCCTGTATCTGAAGCTGGTGCTGGAATAGGGCCTGCTTCTTGTGTCACTGGACTTATATTGTTACGTCTAGACGAAGATATACCTCCGTCCCCGTACTCCAAACCTTCTTGCGTAGGATCAGTCCAATCTTGGATCTCTACTTGTTCTTCTGGACTAATAAAAACAGGCCTACTAAACACATTAGTATTAATAGTGACAGCAACATCGCCCACAAATACATTACCACTTCCAGAAGCTGAATGCCCGCAAGTTGCATTGTCTCCTGCATTACATACTGCAATATTACCAACAAAAACATTTGCTGATCCTGCTATCATTGTAGGACTGCTATGGGGGCTTAGTCCATGCCCAGCCACATTGTCGCCATTCACTATAACTTCTTCATTATTTGCAAATACAGTTGACTGACTTGGAATTAAGTCGCCTCCTGCTGCATCGTTATCGCGACATATGCCTGGCATTAAACTGTTACAATTCCTGTTGTTGCTTTGGTATACATGTCTGCTGCATCTTTTGCAGTTCTAACTGTAACCATAACACTATTTATTTGCACTTTATAACTAGACGTTGGATCAGTAGTAAACATAAAGGGTGCAAGTCCAACTCCGCCGCCATCGCCAGATACTAACATCATTGGTTTTTTAATCGTCATAGATGACGTTCCTTTTTTCTCCAGTCGAGCAATTACTTCTTCGCCGCTTGTTAATTTAATACTAATCACATCGCCTACTTCATAAGGCTTTTCAATAATCATAAGGTAAATCCTGTTCCGTTAAAATTTGTTGTTTCAATATAGGTAAGAAGTTGCTCATACCCACCAATATTATTTCCATTGATAAACACTTGTGGAAATGTTCGAGCTGTTGGAGCAACTTCCATTAAATCTTCTCTTGTAAAGTCTTCATCGAGCATTTTTGCTTCAAACTCAATATTCATTTTTTCAAGCAA